TTGATTTTCTCAATGGAGATGCCAAGGGGTCAATTCTTGGCGAACATCGTTGAAGAAATCTTGGGTGTCGATGAAGATACCTTGGTGGAAATGTTGAAGACTGAACAAGGCATCGAGGTATACTCCAAAGTGTCTGCCGTGTTAGACAAACGTGTACGTTTTGTTGATGAACCGAATAAGACTATTGACGACTTAGAGAAAATCACCGAAGCGTGTTATGCCAATGATTTTTCTGTGGATTTTGTCATATTTGACCACTTTCATTTAATACCACAGATTGATGATATTCCTGTGTTGTCAAAAAATGCCAATCAAATGAAAGAATACGTTAAGAAATTCAATCTAATTTTGTTCATGCTTTGTCAATTCAATGAGGAATCACAGTCCGTCTTTAGCAGCGACAAAAAGAAAAAGCCGTATGAAGCAATGCTAAGGCACATTAAGGGTGCTAATGCCCTTAAAGCAATTGCCGATATTGTATTGTTACTGTGGCGACCATACAAGACGGATACACAATTGGATTTTGACGAACGTGATAAAATCAAGAATGTATCGTGCATTAAAATCGGTAAATCTCGTAGAAAACTACGAGGACCAGCGGATATATTCCAATATAAGGTCAACGATAAAACCACAAGAATGGAAGAAATTAATTATTTTGGATAATTATTGTATTTTATTGTTGACAACATTGTGTATATATGTTAATATAATACTGTAGTTAAGTGCTACGCCTCCTTTCTTAACATAGCCGATGTAAGTGGTTGCCCCTACTTGCATTGGCACACATGGACTGTTGCTGGGTTATGGTACAAATTCGCATAAATTGTCATGTCCGAAGAAAACCAACAGGTTCGATTCCTGTACAGTTCTATTGCTACAAGCAAACGTTTATCAAAAGGTGTGCCTGTTGTACACATCCCAAAAAGACAACACGTGTTGATTGATTACACGACAACAAATCATTCGTTTTCAATGACGATACATTGCTTGGGTAAGACCAAGAGAATCATCTTGGGTTCTGCCTTTCCCTGAAAGGTAGGGTCTTGTGCCATTCCATAATTGCACACGCTAGATAAAGCGACAACAATCATATGTAGAAATGTAAGTTTTATTACTATACTACGAATTTCTTACTGCCGTCAGACCAGACGTTAAAATCCGCAGTCGTTGAAGTGCGATAAGCAACGAAGTGTATACACATCTACCGCCGATGAGTATAGACGTATATGAACATAAGACATCGAGATTGCAATCTTTCGGTGGTCGAATGATACAACAAGGATTGTATGGCGGTAGAATATCGAGAGATGGTGTAACGTAAGCATGGTCGTCAAGGGTGGCGACAGGTACAGGTTTAATTCCTGTTCTCTCGACCACATGGAGAATTAGCTTAGTGGTAAAGTACTATTTATAGAAGACGTTGGTTCGAATCCAACATTCTCCACAAGGTAAATCCACTATGGGTCGCAACCATGGTGGTCGGTACAAACTGGTTGCCGTTAAAGAGAGAACGGAGGTACCCTGTTTTCTCACCAGTCACATGGATGGTTGTCAGAGTGGCTTATTGAGTTTCTTTGCTAAAGAAATGTTGTTGCAAAACAACCACAGGTTCAAATCCTGTACCATCCTCCATTCGGTACTTATATACTGCCGTAAAAGGTTTGTCATGCCATGGATGCCTTACTGTATATACCACACAACAGATGCATATTAGTTTACAGGTAAAATAACTCTTGCAAAGAGTAGACGGTGAGTTCAAATCTCACACTTTCCTCCAGAGCCACGATACGTAATGCTACGGCATCGCATCACCGAATGGGTTACTTAAGGGTTTCTCATTCGGCTGGCATACATCGTGTTGACTTTGGTGATACCAAAGAAACACGCATAATTTTTCCTCCTGTTGGGTTGGGGTAAAATCTCAACCCATTGGATGCACACATAGTTTAATGGTAAAACAAATTGATGATGGTTCAAATCCATCTGTGTGCGGCTAGCTAAAATCCTGTACCGAGGGGTATTGGTCGTTGAGTTGCGGCATCGTGAAATATGGAACGTAAGCCATTCCGCAACAAAAATATTATCATAAGTGTTTACCATGAACACAAACTAAAGAAGACACCTAAGTATTTTACCTCCTTTCGTACTTAGGTGTCTTCTTTTTGTTTCTACTAAGGTTGACAACCACAGTAAAATACTATATAATTAATATATGGGGTTACAAACAATGAAAGAAAATTCGTTTTTATGTCCAGATGGCAAGACTATCTTGGTCAAAGATTGCATGAACCAATGCCGTATGGGTCAACGATGTTTGGTAAAACCGTTGTTGGTTAATGCGAGTCGTGTTCGTGACTTAAACCGAACAAACTTTAGTGTCACCGAAGTGTTATCACCAACGCTATATATGTATTTAAAGGCAACCCATAGTGAAACCATAAATCCGTTCTCATCTATTGCTGCAACGGTTGGTACATCGGTACACGGTATATTGGAAAACTGTTTGCCACACAATTATGCTGGTGAGTTCCGATTAAATTACCAAGGACTCACAGGACAAATGGACTGTATCGACCTAAAGAATCACACGTTATACGATTACAAAGTCGTTGGTGCATACAAGTGTGCGACAATGATGGGTGGTAGACCATTGTGGAAACCGTATACAATCAAGCGTGGTAAACGCAAAGGTGAAACAGAATTAAGACAACAATGGTTCTACGATGGATTGCATCACTATGGTGATTATTGTAAGCAACAAAATCTATACAGAATATTGCTGAATAAACACGGTATTCCCATCGAAGATATGTTCTTGCAAGTAATCATTAAAGAGCCAATCAACACAATCAAGACATTCAATCTATCGCAGCAATGTTATTTAATACAGTTGCCAAAAATGAATGACCAACGATTGCTTGATTATGCGTTATACAAAAAAGATGCGTTGGTTAATGCTATTGCAACCAATACGATGCCACGACAATGTTCCGCAAAAGACCGTTGGGTGTCTAAAACGTATCCAATGGGTCGTAGATGTAAGGATTATTGCTCGGTGTCATATTGTTGTCCGTATTATAACTCATAGGGGAAGAACATGGTTAATATCAAAACACAGGAATTTAGAACCATTGACAAGTATCGCATTACGGCGATTAAACGACAAAGCCGAACGGCTTTTGTCAACGAAGTTAAAGTCGGTGATGAGTTCTATCTATGCACAAAACTACATGGGGAAAAAACGCAAGCTGGTTATCTTGCACCACGAGTACGGTTGTATTTCCCAGAGAAAAACCGTTACACAAAATACACAACGCAAGAACGTATGCAACAAATCTTTGGATTTAATTTTGATGTTGAAGTCGTAAAAGATACAACGGACATCAACTTGGGTGGTGACGTACAATGATTCTTGTTGGTCGTGCTGGTAGTGGCAAAGATACGGTGGCAGATTTGTTATGTGACAACCTACCAAGATATGCCTTTGCCGATGCCTTAAAAGAAACAATCCATGTGATACAAGAACAAGGTGTCAACGCTGGTATGGAGTATTTGTCCTCACTAAGTGGACATACCGTTGAAGAATTAAGCGGTATCTTACCAGTCGTACAAACGATTGAGAAAACGGTTCTTGACGGCAAACAACGTGGTCATTTACAATCGTTGGGTAACGGTTTACGAGCGTTGTTTCAAGACTTTTGGATTATCGTTCTCCGAAATAGATTAATCGAAGACAACCCAAGGGGTTACATCGTGACTGATTGCCGATACGAAAATGAACTTAAGATGTTGCAAGAGTTGGACGTTGGAGAACCATATTACAGAAAATCCATATTCATTTCTGCGAATAAACGAGAGCGTATCAAACGTATGAAACAACGTGATGGCTCTTGCGATACATCCAAGCTAAACGATGTGTCAGAAACATCTGTTGATGCAATGAAACATATGTGTGATTATACAATCAACAATTCCAAAGATTTATCACACTTACAAACATTGGTTGACAATATCAATCGTGACATCCAAAGGGAGAAACAAGAATATGGTCAAGGAATTACACATGATTGCAATAATTGATTACAGAACCAACGAACTAAAAGCAGAGGTTCGTAGACGAATGATGCAATCTGAATTATCAGAACAAGAAGCCGTTCATCTTGTGGACAAGGCTTGTGACGATATAACAGATGCCGTAAGTCGTTTGTATTCAAAAGCGGAGTTATAATGAAGTTAATTTATTCTGGAGTTGTCATGGGTGACCCAGTACCACAGGGTCGTCCACGCCTATGTGGACGAGGTCGTTTTGTTCGAGCCTATGACCCTCCAAAGTCAAAAGCCTATAAAAAGCTGATAAAAGACTCAATCGAACATCCAAAGGATTTAACGGACGCGCCATTATTGTTTGAACTTGACGTGTACCGTAAAATCCCCTCTAGTGTTCGCAAAAAAGACCATCAAGATATAGTCGATGGATTAATTCTACCAACGAAGAAACCAGACATTGATAACGTACTAAAGGGCGTTATGGATGCATTATCTGGTGTAATATGGGTTGACGACAACCAAGTGTGCGATGTAATTACACGCAAACGCTATAGTGAAAACCCAAGGATTGAATTTAAGGTGTATGACATTACGCCGTAACGGAGATACATGAAATGTTAGAACAAAAATTGACAAATACAGATGGTACTAATGGGATGTGGGGGTTACATCTTGTGTGGTTCGATGGTGTTTCATACCAATTGACACCAATTGATTCCACAGATGCGGAAGACATTCGTGACTATTATCCACATTGGGTTGTATACTTGACTAGTGACATTCAAGAAGATTGCGATGAAATCGGACGGCAAACATTTCTAAAGGGCGAAGCCTTTGATAAGTGCTTGTGCGATATTGGTTTAATCGAAGATGGCGATGCCATCGAAGTCAACGACTTCAAAATCTATTTACAAGTAACAGATGATTTAAAACCACATGAACATTGGGTACTTAAAGAACATGAACACGTTGGTAATGATTATATCTGCGTGTATGCCGTAGACGAACAAAACAAATCCAAAGTCAACAAAATCATCGCTGGTGCGTTGGTGAATGGTTTTGATTTAGAAACCGCAGTAATCTGGGTTATGAAACTTGGGTATATGGCACAAGACCGACTACAGAAACAATTCGCAGACATCGCATCCACAGTTGAATCATGGACGGTTTAACCGCATTAATTTTATTGGTGATTGTGCAACGGATGTGTCTTGTGATACTGATGTTTGCACTTGGGTATTTATTATACATGGGAGGTAAGCATGATTAAAAAATTGTTGATTGCTGCTTGCGTATTCTTTGGTATGTGTATGGGGCAAACATATGCATATCAAATGCAAGCCGAGGTATCTGCATATACAGACCGTGGTACAATGGCAAACGGTGAATGGACACACGATGGAGCAATCGCAAGTGATGATTTACCGTTCGGTACACGAGTGATTATCAATGGTCGAACGTATGTTGTTAAAGATAGATTTGGTGGTGGTTATTCTAATGCGATTGACATTTGGATGCCATCATACGAAGATGCGATTGAATTTGGACGACAGTATATTACTGTTGAAGTTCTTGTATAAACCTAGGGGGATTGATTATGGGAAATACAATAAATGCAATACGAAAACAACACGGTCTTAAACCAATAGTAAAACGAGTACGTGGTTTTGAATACGTGTCACGCTTAGGAGCAATCGTTAGAAGACCAACACGAGGGTCAGTCCATAGTGCTGGTTATGATTTTTATGCTTATGACGATTACACAATCGAACCAAAACAATCGGTATTAATTCGTACTGGTGTTAAAGCATATATGCCACCAGATGAATACTTGGATTTACGAGTACGTTCAAGCCTTGGTATTAAACGCCAATTAATGCTTGCGACTGGTGCATCTGTGATTGATGCCGATTATTATAACAACGAAGAAAACGAGGGTGAAATCATGGTGGTTTTATATAACTACGGTGATGAAACTCAAACTATCGCAGCTGGCGAACGTATCGTCCAAGGTATTTTCACAAAGTATTTCTTGATTGATAACGATGATACCGTAGACAAACGCACAGGTGGCACTGGTTCAACGAACAAATAATGGGAGATAAAAACAATCCATGAAACGATTTATGTATTTAGTGGATATGTTTAAGAATGGGGAATTATATCGTATCTCTATTTATGGGGAGTGTAGAGATACGATTCAACAATATTTATACGATATATCACCAGAGGTAATCTTTGTGAGAGAAGACGAAGAAACCGAGCGACAACAAAAGAAACGAACCAATGGTAATTTCCGTAAGATATATCACAATGGAGAATACATCGGTACAATCGTTCAATGTGATTTTAGAACAGACCGATGTCAGTCCATTGGAGAACGGTCGAAGAAAATTATTGGTACAGATAGTCGTTATAGGGTGGTTGAATGAATAGATTTACACAATTCATGTGTTCAAACATGAGTAATTTAACAAAAATACAACAGTTTGAGAAACAATATTCTTTTGACGAGTTCGCACAGAATAAACAAAAACAACGGATTTTAAATCGCTTAAACCGCTTGCGTTCTATTGATTATGCAGACTCACCAGAAGACATTGTATTACAACAAGAAGAATTTGAGAGAATGTCTTATGCGTTAATTCGGTTACGTTCTGAATTGGGTGTCAAGAATACCCAGTTGTTGATTCTACGTGCTGGTTATCGCAAGAAACTAAAGGATATTGCCAAAGAACTCGGATTGTCTTATACCTATGTATGTGCAAAGTATAAAACAGTTAAGAAACAAGCGAAAGAAATTGTGTTGCAACTCATGAGTGAAAATACGGTTGATGTTGATATGTTTCAACCTGTGAAAAATTTATATTTTGCATCAACACCAAAAGACAAGCTGAATTATCCATTCGATTCTGCACGAAACACATTCAAGAAATATCATATCTACAAGGGCGAATACCGTGAATCATTTCATTGTAAAGCCATTGAATATCTTGACGAGTGCTTTGGTGATAAGAAAACCATTTGTAATTACTGTGGCAAACAATGCACACGATTAAACGATATGGAGGAACGCATTTGAATATCGCAGAACATTCTTTGAATACAAATAAATTAGATATGCGTGTGGATGCAGACCGTGCATATATTGCCGATGTATCCGATATACACGTTGGAAACATTTATCATAATCGACAAAAGTTCGAGGAGTTTCTAACCAAGGTACAATCCATTGACAATCTGTATTTGATTATCGGTGGTGATTCTACGGATAATGCCACAACCAATTCCGCATCATCTGTTTTTGAACAATCGGAACACGGTGGCGACCAAGTGTTGACCGCTTACCATTTATTGCAGCCGATTAAAGACCGTATCTTGTTTTGCCGTTCTGGTAATCACGGATATGAACGTGCGTTAAAACACAATAAACTAATACCAGAGCAGATGTTGGCGGAACTATTGGGTGTTCCGTTTTACCACGGTATGGCAAGCGTATTCTTTAATGTCAATAAGAATCTATATGTTATCGGCACATGGCATAACGCAAAGAAACCAACGGCAATGGAATGGTTACATACGGATATTACATTCTATGAACACTTGCATAAAACTAATTGGGAGAAAACTCATGTGGCAACACCAAACCGTATTGCCAAGGCTTGGTCAATGACTGAACATTATGACATACAATCTGGTTCATTCCTTGGTTGGGGCGGTTATTCCGCAGACAAGGGGTATCGTCCATTGGATTGTGGCACATCCATCGTAGAGTTATCTGGGGAACGTAACAAAAAGTCAATTCGTGTTCATTCCGACATTGACCATGTATTGGAACTGGAAGAGTTGCGAAAGTGTGTATATAATGCCACTTAAAGGAACACGCAAGAAAACAACAAAGAAACCAACCAAGAATCAAACCAAAGTTGTTAAGCCAAAGGCACAAACCAAACGTAAACGCAAGCCACCGAAACCCAAAACACCACTAGATGCAATCCATAAGAAATGCCGTGAATGTTGTTGTGGTACACTTGCGGAAGTACAGGCTTGTGAAATTGACGATTGTGCATTGTGGCACTATAGATTGACGGAAGATTAATTTCTTCCGTCTTTTTTTTATTTTGTTATTGACACAAATGTAATCATGTGATATTCTTATATCAGAACAACAAGCGATTTTATATCGGAGGTTCACATGGAAAGAAGATGCTACAAGATACCACATGGGTTTCATTATATGGATGTCTTACAACCTTATTTTGAACAGGGGTGGTCTTTAACAAAAGTTATGCGTATCGGTCAAGATACATCGGTTATTATTGTTCACCCATAGGGAGGAAATTATGTTACAATCAAAATATTTAACGCAAGACGGTGTTAAGTCATTTTTACAGGACTTATACAATAAAGGCTACAGGTATATATTCTTTGACCCAACTATAAGGATATATATTGCATCCGAACAAGAACCATATTTTGAAGATAATAAATATATGCATTGTTATGGTAATAAAAGGACTGCTATTGTAAGTTCATTAGAAGTGACCGTCATACAAGAATGGTTAGAATCGTATTTATATATTAAGATTGACAAACATATAGATGTTGTTGATTGGGAAAATGTTCCTGTGGATACAAAAATAATTGTTTCACATACATCTGGTAGTGCGGACTATTGTCGCTATTTTGCGGAATACAAGGGTGGAAAAGTATATGCTTGGGATTGTGGTGCGACATCATGGAGTAGCGATTCTAAATCAAAAAGCTGGTGGGAACACGCCAAACTGGTGGAATAACATGGCATACAAGGGATTTGGCGGTGGTAGAACACTACCAGACAAACGTGAGTATTTTTTAGAATATGGCGATGGGTTTGACCATATCTTAGACCGATGTCAAACAACGGTCGGTTGTCGCAAGTGCCATACAAAGCCTACGGCGATAATCGAACATAAACGGTCAAAAGATTCACAATGGATTTATCTTGCGTGTCCAAAGCATCCCAAGAATAGAACCTATGTGAATCTGGACTATGATGTCTTGTTTAAATCTTGGGAATTACTACAGAGGAGAAAATTATGAAACGAAAAACACAAGCAAAACGATACATCGAGGACGACATTCTATGTATGATACGCTTGGGGTCAATTGTATTATTACTTGGGTCTTTTATTCGATTGTTTTGGTTTAATGATTCCGATTGGTTCGTAGCAATGGTTATGTCAATCATGTCAATTACATTGTTACCAACAAAGTTAGACCACATAAGGGAGTATACAGATGAGATTTAGTACTGCATTTGAACATATGTTGAATGGTAAAGCCATTCGTAGATACCATTGGAAACCAGAGTCTTGTTTACGACTCAAACGAGGGAAAATATATGTGTGTACATCAACGGAACACAAGTTGCTACAAGCACTTAATGCATCTGCTATTATGGCTTCCGATTGGCAAGTCGTTGGCGAAGAAACATACGCTAAAAAAGATGAAAGCATTATGCAATTCTTTAAAAGTTTAAATGCTATGGTATAAACGAAAGTGAGAAAACAAATGAACAACACAACAAAAACAACAATTCTATCTACAGTATTCGCAATGGCAACAATGGGTGCGTTCGCAAATCCAGTTGCGTTTGGCTCTTTAGAGCCGTCTGCCGTAAACCCTACTGTGAGTGGCTACAATAGCGTTGCCGTTGGTGCAAACACAAGTATCAATGGTACAAATACAATCGTTGTTGGTCGTGATAATACGGTTAATGGTGACGATAATATCATCCTTGGTGGTGGCAACGGTACAATCACGGCAAACCAAACGACTGTACTTGGGTATAACAATTACGCTGGTAATCATCAAGAACAAACAATTGTTGGTGCGAACAATACATTGGATGCACAAGGGGCAGTATCTATTGGTACACACAATGTTATCCGTGGTATGGATGCCGTTGTAATCGGTAATAACGCATCTGCCCCAGTACAGAATAGTGTGGCAATCGGTACGAACTCTCAAACGTATGAACCTAAGGGGTTTGGTCAAATGGACATCAATGGGACTACACACGTATTCGCTGGTGAAAGTCCAAACTCTACGGTTAGCTTTGGGTCTAAAAAGTCTGACACTTACAGCCATTTAGATAATTACAACCGACAATTGCAGAATGTATCTGCTGGAAGAATCCAAGCAGATTCTTTGGATGCAGTCAATGGTTCTCAATTGTATGCAGCTATTGATGAAATCAATACAAATGGCACACGTATTACCAATCTAAATAATAGTGTAAATACAATTGATGGTCGTGTGACAACCAATACCGCAGACATCCGTTCTAATACGGCATTAATCAATGATAACCACCAAACGATTACAAACCTTGGTTCACAAGTAAACACATTAAGGGATACTCAAAACGTTCATACAGGCGATATTTCGGCTTTAAAACAGGCGTCTAGTGACCATGAACAACGGATTACAACATTAGAACACTCTAGTCAACAAGTGTTTGGCGACATTGACAATAAAATCAACCAATTAGAACGTGGTACAAACCACGCTATTGCATCCGTATCTGCCCTAGGAGCATTACATTGGAATGGTTTCGATGCACATAACAAGTTCTCTTTAAGTGCTGGCTTTGGTCATTACAAAAATGCAAACGCTGGTGCATTGGGTGCGTTTTATGCTCCGAATGAAAACGTGATGTTCTACGTTGGTCAATCTTTTGGTTCTGCCAAGGTGACAAACGCATCCGTTAATTTCAAAATCGGTAAAACAACGAATGTCAAACGTGATGAACTTAAGGACTTAAAAGAACGTGTTGAAATGTTGGAAAATCTATTAAGTAAATAAAATATACATGGGCGGTTTAACACCGCCCTTTATTGGAGGTAAATAATGAAGATTGAATTATATGGTAAAACATACGAGTTTAAGAAAACCGCAAAACCAGATGAGGTTATCGACTTACTGATTGATGCTATTTGTCAACACGAGAATGTAACACCTACTGATGTCTTATTCAGTGTAAAAGACCAATATCTACATGGACTTGTACCGATGTATGTAAATCTAAGAACGGCATTGAATAACGCTGGTGTCATGCAAAAAGAATTAAGTGATATTCTGTATATGACACCACAAGATGTCAACCGTAGATTCTCTGGTGTAACAAAATGGAAACCATTGGAGAAACGTGCGATTATGCAATTCTTGGAAGACCGTGGTTTTGAATATACGGAAGAACAATTGTTTACAGAATAGTGTATGTGTGATATAATATATGTATTGGATTACTTGTGTAAATCCATACAATCCACACAGGAGAGTGAAAAATGAAGAAATTACTAAGAGAGCACGAGATGCGACCAATCGTTGATACCTTAGAGAATATTGAACGTGACCTAGTGACGGCTTTGATGTTAAACGATGTTTCCTATAGCAGAGTATGTATGCAATATGCCGTGGCTGACATTCGTGACATCATAGATGATTTACAGTCGGAGGATTAGAACTTTATGTTTGCAGTATATTGGGTAAAACCACAGAAACAAATCAAGGAATACCACGGTTCATATGATACGTTTGAACAAGCGATGCAATCCATTAGAGATTGGTGGCAAGAAAACGATTATCGACCACGGTATTATCGTGTGATTGAACATGGTCAATCTTTCACGATTGATTATGGATTATACAATTGTTTTTATGAAATTGAGTTTGAATCAAACGAACCAACGGAGGAAGAATAATGTATGTAGAGATACAAGACTTTACAAATGTTGTTGATACCGTAAAGCAACAATCTAAAGTTATAAAACAACAAGCATCTATGGTTTGTAAATTGGATGAATTGGCAAAGCTACAACACATCCGCATCACCAGTTTGGAAGACCAATGTGATTTCTTGTTTAAACGCATTTGTAGAATCCACAAACAAATCTTTTGGTATTTGATTGTGGTAATTGTTGTAAACATCGGTGGTTTGATTGCGTTCCATATGGTGACACCATGATTGAAAAATTTAATAGACACGGATGGAACTCTTTAGAAAAGCAAGAACAAAACCTTTTAGCAAAAGAGTGTATTAAATTCTACAGTAAGCAACCATATAAAGATATATTATTGAACGAGTTGGTGTATAAAAACTTTGGTACATACCTAATGATAGAACAAAAATGTTCTATAGGTTTTTATTCTAAAAGACATCAAGTTTTATACAAGGAGATTCTTTCAGATGAGTTATGGCTGATGGATTGGCAAGAAGATAAATTTACTAGCTATTGTTATGATTTCAGTTTTACACGTGAGGACTAAGCAATGACGAACGAAGAACAGTCTATAATTGGTCTATTGTTACGTGACTTTGAAACACGTTTCAATAATCGTATCGAATGTCTACCAAAGTATTACGATAGAACAAAGTCTATTGATAGTCGTTTACAACAGGTCGAAGACATAATGTCTAAACGAAAATATAATAACTTGTTGATTGTTTTAAACGTATTCTTTTGGATTGTCATTTTTGATACGATTGCTATTTTATATTTGTTATTACGATAGGAGAAAGATTATGAAGACAATCAAGATTGATGATGTTAAGTTTAGAGATATATTATCTAAATATAATTACGAATATGGTCAAATTCAAATTTTTGGTGATGGAGCAGAAGCCGTAGCAGATTTGTCAGAATCTACGCTATATGAAATCACACAAATGATTGAACAAGCCTTAGAAAAAGCGGAGGATTAAATGCAAGTAACATTACAGAATTATACACCGCTTGATACGGCTGCACACGCAATGGGTCAATGCTATGGAAAAACCCTTGGGGTGGATGCATTGGTGCGAGCCGTTCATAGCGGTCATTTATCACTATTGGAGCATACGTTGGTGACATTCGATATTGAAATGTCGCAAAAATGCCTTGCACAAATTACACGACACAGACATTTGTCTTTCACGGTCAAATCTACACGTGGCACAGACTTTGCGGATTCCACATGGTTTGATTCAACCGAACATCCAGAGATTACCAAAGACATGGGTCAACTCATGAATAAATTAATCGAAAATCAAATTCTGGAATACAGACGATTGGTTGACTCTAAAGTACCGTACCAAGTTGCAGCGTATGTGTTGCCATTGGCAACCAATGTAACAATGACCGTAAGTGGTTCGTTACGAACATGGATGGAGTATTTACCCAAGCGGTTATGCAAACGTGCATCTACGGAACACCAACAAGTGGCACGAGAGATTTACCATAAATTAAATACGGTTTATCCATCGTTGGTAAATTTGGAGATGCTTGGGATGTGTAGCGGTTGTAAGGAAACCTCGTGTGATTTTACAACACATAAAAAACAACCGAAAACACCTGTTGTTGTTGAATTGCGGAAATCGGAGAACAAATAATGAAAATCTTGAAAAACATTCTGTTGGTTGTTATCGGTATTCTAGGTAGTATTGGTGTTGTATTAATTGCGTTGGCAACAAAACTTGCATGGCTTGCCACAGGTATTGCCTTTGTGTTGTATCTGTTACAGTTCTATGTAACGGATTTTGCAACGGTCGCAATGATTTTTTGGATTTCGGTCAAGTTATCAATCGTATTAGCAATTATTTTTATTGTTTTGGCTTTAGGTAAAGCATTGGTTGACGAGGAAGAACGTAATGCAAAAGGTTTATAATGTCATTTATAGTGGCACATTCTATGGTGAAGCACGGATTACCGCCCATAGTGAAGAAGAAGCGTATGATATTGCATCTGATTTAACCGATTGTTTCGACATCAATACATCCCCTTGTGGATACGATGTAGATGGTCAAGTCGAAGAAGTTACTGTATGTGATATTGAAGAAGAAGAACCTGACTACGAGGAAGACGAGGAGGACTATTGTGATTAATAAAGTGCCACGCAACTATCAGTTCAATGAGGGTGACTTGATTTATGTCGAAGATAATCCAGCACTTGTGATAAGCGTATATCTATCTGGGATTAAGGTTCTAATGCTATTCGATGGTAAAGTCAAAACTAAAACCATTGACAGAAACCGTATTGGTGCTTTTTGGAATAACGTACATATTGACTATCATAGTACAATCAATTTAACACCAGAGATTAAAACTATGATTGAGTTCTTGACTGGTGCTTCATACCGAGGTAGATAACATGAATAAACATGACTTTCAACGTGGCGACCTAGTGTATGTAAACGGTTTACCAGCCATTGTATATTATGTGTCGCCATTACAGATGCGTGTACTAATGCTGAAGCGTGGCGACTTAAAAACATATCGAATCAATCGTGACGAAAAATATGGAAACATACGGAATAATCGTGTAGTCTTTATTAAAGAATCAAACAAGTATTTGGAAATTGATTCTATTATGAATTTTCTACACGAGATTGGAGAGCAAAAGAAATGAAACCAAAGTTTAAATGCGGTGATATTATCTCATGTAAATCTGGGAATACATGGATTGTCGCCCAAGTAAGCGATGCTACAGAGTGTTATTTTGGGTTTAACGCAAACTCAACGTATACCTTGCCATATGAAAGACAAGACAACTTTAAAAAGATTGGTGAGTTCCCAATGAACACCATTAAAAATGCTATTGATGATGCTAAACGACAATCACTTGATTTACAAACCCAAGTCAATATTGCCGTCAATCTAATGGGGCAACTATTGGTTTCAAATGATGTGTCGTTATTGGTATTAAACGATATTCGTGTTGACAAAGATAAAAACATTGTGTCAGTCAGATGTTCAGATGGCATTGGTAGACCAGACAAATGGATGTCTGTGGTTGACATATGCGAAGAATATGGAGTAAACAACTATGGAGTTCAATAGACACAATCTATTGGTTCTCTGGGGTTTGCCAGCAAGTGGAAAGTCAACTTATGTGAAAGAACATGGGTTGACTGACTGGTGTGTATCATATGACCAGATTCGTGACATCATCGGTGGAAAACATTATGCGTTTCGATATGGGAAGCTGGTGATAGACCCAGATGTGGAACGTGCTGCACACCAGATGTCATTATACGCAATCTCATGCCGTATGCGTACTGGTGATTTTATCGTGTATGATAACACAAATACATTGCCACAAGACGTATTAAACGCAGAAATGCAGTTGTTAAAAAACTTGTGTGATATACACGATTATACATTGTGGTACAAGCGGTTTGATACCGATGTTGAAACGTGCTTAAAACGGTCTAAGGAACGCTCACAGTATGAACCAACGGAAGAAGTCATGCGACAACAAGAGATGTACTTTAGAAACGCACAGATGCCATCGTTTGTACGTAATTTTGATTATAGTGGTTATAATGGTTTCTTACACAAGTAAAAGGAGTTAATTATGGACTTTCAAATTGGCGATGTTGTCATGTTTATGGGTCATGGGTATATCGTAATTGATTTTGACGAAGATGTTAACTTATTGATTTTAACCGATGGTATTTCAACCACAAGTGAAGTCGATTATGAAGACGTTGTTAAAATCGGTCATGATGATACTTTTGAACGTGACATTGTCGATAAAATCAAACATATCCAACTGGTTCATGAACAAGACTTAATGGAAAATAGATTGCATCTAATTGACTGTATTGAAGCCGAAGATTTTACATATAATGGCAATACGTATACTATCACCAATAAAACAAAGCAAGATGGCAAGTATTTCTATTGTCAAATACATGGGGAAAATGGCTATGAGTGGATACTCATGGAAGAACTATTGGATAAATTCTATAAGTAAACAACTTTTGTAAATTTCAAAATAAATACAATAAAAACTCTTGACACAAAACTACCGTATGGTATAATGTAATCAACGACAAGGGAATGACCCAAGTTGAAACATTATATCATACGGTTTTTTGTTTATCGTAATTAATCTTTAAAAATTCTCAAATTAATACTTGACATGATTGTCAAGTATGATATAATGATTACAGAAACAAAAAGTATTTAGTTTTAAAGAATTTATTCTTTACCATTAGGAGGAAATTATGTTATTCAAATTCTCAAATCAAACAACAACAACTTTCGTTAAGACATTTATCTTCAACGCCAAAACGGCAGACATCATCATTCTGGATAATGAGTTATCAAACATGAAAATTCATGTGCCAGTCAGTCGGATTGATGCCGATTTGTTGAACAAGATGTTCAATACTATGACGCATAAACTGCTGAATGATGCGTTGGATAACAATATTCCATACGTATACGTTAACCTAAGATTGTTCGTTGAAAATTACGAAAAGTCACTTGCTGCTGGTTATGAATCCATCGGATACGACCGAACAACTGGTTGCAAGAAAAGCGTCACGTTTTAATTTGGGGGTGACACAATTGGCAGATTTACCAGAGTTTTTACAACATCTAAAGTGCTTCGATGGCTGGAGAGTCCAAAGTGACCCCAAAGAAGCCGTCAAACAATACTATGAGAAACACCCAAACGAATTACGGAAGAAACCACAGAAAACACTAAAGAAGACAACACGTGTTATCATTGGCAGTCGAAACTATAAGCCAATTGACTTGCCATCACGTGTATGCGATGAATGTGGCAAACTGTTTGTACCATCGCAAAAACGCTCCAGATTCTGTAGTCCGAAGTGTAGTGGTCGCTACCATAGTAGAAAACAATATGCAAAAACAAAGGCTGCACGATAGGGGGAAACATGGTTTACATTACAGTTAGAGAACCAAATAATACGCATAGAACATACGTATATGAAGAAAACGCATATGTAAACATTGATGGTCAACGCATTTTAGCCAAAGATGTCAAACCTAATACATGGTGGGAAGATGAATATATTACGGAGGTAGAACATTGAATATTGTCGCACAAATCAAATACGATTGTTATTCACGTGCTAGATGGGTGCGTGAACAAACTGCACAAGGAATCCCATTAGATGAACTAGAATTGCAATCTGCACGGAATCTTGCGAACAATGCTTTTAAATGGGATTACGATTCTGCATCACAAGAATTATACGATGCCGTTGCAGAAAACCAAAAATTAATCATTTAACACACGGAGGAAGAAACATTGTCAAATCGCAGCTACACACCACGGAATTTATTATTGGATGCCACTTGTGGTTATCCATTGGCACACTATGTTGAAAACCTTGCTAGTAACATAGATATGAATAAAGATAATACCAATGTAGAACTCAATACGTTACGCTTGTCTATCTACAAGGGTATTCTCAATGTGTTACAACAAGATGCCTTAAGCGTTGAAAAATTACAGGAACAAATCGAGGGATGGAAAGCCATCAAGAAAATCGAAGATATTCCTAAGTTGATTAATGATGTAGATACCTCAACACTCACTAAGGATGATTTAAAGAATGTCAAACGTGCCATCAAAGAACTTGATGAAGTCGTGACATCTATTGTCGCTGGTATGAACAAAGTTATTGACAAATGTGCCATGCTGGCGAATAAACATGAGAAATTTATCGGTAATTATACCGACAAGAAAGAAACGGAGGATTAGAACATTGTCATACAGAACATTTAGCCAAGTAATGTATCGTGTGGAAAACGTATATCGTTTATTACCACCAGATTTCTTCAAAGGCAACTATGAAACCTATGTTGTGAATACTGAAGACGGTCATATGTTGGCGTTCAATCGTAAAACCAAACATTATGATGTTGTCAAACAAACTACTGAATTGTTTTTCTATAGAAACAACGGTATGTTGACACATTATTCTCATAGTCATGGTATTTTCGATGGCGAACCAACGATGCATTGGGTCAAACGTGACGACCAATTCAATGACGAAGAATATGACTTCATTTGTCAAATTGAGGATGCTTTGTTGAGCGAAGCGACACAGGAGGGGTGGTTTTTATAACCACCCATGATACCATCATGAATGAACAACAATTAATGAAAACTATTGAAGACCAAAACCAAGTGATTATCGCCAAAGATGCCACAATTGACAACTTGCGTGAATATTTGAAAAACGCCAAGAGTGAATTAAACGAACTGTATCTCGATAGGTCATGGCAGAAGCTACAAGGAGAATATTTGACCGAAGCTATAATGCAAAAGTCAGTCAAAATCATTGGTGGTTTTGAATACGGCACCAGATACATACCAGTGTATCTATGTGTTACGTTAAACATTGCGACTATTGCATTTGGGTTATTTATGTTGTGTACGATGGGTGCCTTTAAATGACAAAACCAATAAAACCAATGGACGACTTTTGGAAACAAATGTTTGATGAATTGAATAATACAACAAGTGAAGAATGGATGCAACTTATTGAAGACTACGAAAGGGAGAACCGACCAATGTTAGAAGCCATTGAATTATGCAATCAAATATTGGAACTGATTGAAGACTTGAATGAGCCACGGCTTTTACGTTTCGATGATATTACCATCGTTTCTAGTTTTGGTGAATACGATTGCTATGGCGACAAATGTTCTGATATGTTTGTTAAAATCTATACAGAAGAAAAATTAGATTTATTTATTGACAAAACAACGTACTATGGTGTAGAATATGAAATAACAAATAGAGAAATTGATAAAATTTCATTTTTACAACATATCGTTGAATTGTTAAAACTAAGATTGGAGCGTAATAAACATGAGTAACATTCACAAACCATCTGGAGAACAATCTATTGTTGCCGTATTTCACCACCAACCAAAGTACAAATATCGGATTACCGCAAAATACGACAACTTTCCCCAAAGTATTATCTACCGCAGCACTAAAACCGCACATGAATTAATGCAAGGGTTTTTATCAGATATACGTCATGGCAAGCCTTGTTTCATATGTGATGCAGATGATAAATACGGTATTCTAAACTTGGGGAAAGCCAATGTTATTGAAATAGACATACTGGAGGAATAACCATGTATATCACAGACAAGAACACCTATTGCTGGACAACCGATGATACTTGTGGTGAACCGCAAGCAACCATTGCAGATGCCATTCAAGATTTCTATGAAGACGATTGTCAAAATCTTGATTGTCCAACGGTTGACATCGGACATCCATCGTATTATATCCCAGATATGTTTAACGCAGAACAAATCATATGGGATATGAATGACAAAATCGAAGAAGATTATGACATTGCATTAAACGATGAACTGACCGTTGAACAAGACCAAGAATTGGAAGAACGATTGCAGCAGACGTTGTATCAGTTTTTGAAAGAACATAATCTTGACAAACGTGTATGGACGGTGTTTAGTTCAATGAAATACAGACCAGAAGATTTTGGTATTGATTTATCTGATTTTTAACCAACGGAGGAAACATGGAATACCTAAATATTATCGAAGAAAATTTTACTAAAAGTGATTACGTTGCATACCTAAGAGGTAGCATACTAATGTGGTTATTGGAAGACAAACCGTTTGACACCGCACAGTTCAAGTTATATGCAGATAAACTTGTGGAAGTCTTGGAAGAACAATCAACTGATACTACGGATGATGAATGTCATTGTTTACAAACACAAGCACCAGAACCAACTGTTGACCCAGATGAACCAAAGGTGCAACCAAAGCACGAATTTAAACTTGGCGACCATGTTTTAATCTCTAAAGGCACAATAGACGAACGCACAGGTGTAATCGTTAGATTGCCTATGGAGGGCGTAGATTGTCGCACCAGCTATGTTGTTGATTTAGACGATAAAAACTTGGGATGGAAAGCCACGGTTGCAGTCGATGGTGTCGATTGTAAAAACGCATGGGTTGCTGGTGCAAAAAACATGGAATTGTTGCCAACGACCCTAAAGGCAAACACATGGTATCATACCACAGATTTCACGGTAGAAGAATTATCCAAGTTATTACCAAATGGAACAACCGTTGAAACCGAAAAAGAAGTGTTGTATGATGGTATCGAAACAGAACCACCAATTAATACAGTAATAAGAGTTGTTAATAGAATCACGACAACACCTTTTGGCGACAAAACACTCATTCAAACTACAACAGGCAATTTCTTAAAAGAATGGTTTATGTTAGCTTAATAGCGGAGGAAAAATAAGATGTTACTGACTGACGTACAACAACAAACCTTAGATAAATTACTCATGGAAAATGGGAATACAGAATTATTACCAGAATTAATCTATGAGGCACCAGAGTTCTTAACTCAGATTGATGAAAAGCTAAGAGATGTAGACGAGTACTATCATACCAAAGATTATATCTATGAATGTGACGATGGGCGATACTTTTGTTTAACAGTCACACAACATAGTTCTATGGGTGACTATGAAAGTGCATACTTCTATGAGGTTTTCCCAAAAGAAATTACGACTACTGTTTATCTCACAAAGGAAAACTTATGAACGATAGACACAGACAACGTAGAAAGATTTTAAAAGGGAACTACGACTTGTTGATTTTGCATCTAGTGGCTTTATTAGATAAAGAAACAAAAGAGCAAATCCGCCAAAGTGTAAGGCACTTAGTAGTAGAAAAACCCTAGTTCTAGTTATTGATAGAGAAAGAACGGAGAATTTATAATGGATATTACAAACCAAGGTGCAGCCGTTGTAGAACCAAAAAAATAAGAAACCAAAAATGCCATTACGGTATCAACTGGAGATGGAACTATTGGCAAACCAAAACAGTCGTTTGATTGACCAACGGAATAAGTTATTGGATATGGTCGAACGGTTGCAATCCAAATACCCTGTAGAACCAGTAGAACTACCGAAAAGAACAATCGAAATGATGCAAACACCAGTTGGTCACATACGTGTCGGTGACGTAATTGGGTACGACCGCAGTAATAAACGTATTCGCTTTGGTACTGTTAGTAAGCTAAATAAAGATGGAGTGATTTGGCTGACACATTCGTATTGCGTTGTGTTTGGTGACGATGGCAAACAAGCGATTTATCAATCAATGGATGGTTCTATTGAACATTATCGTGTCTGCAAGGTGTTATAATCCAATTACACAAAACCCAATTCCAAAAAATTAAAAACCAAAAAATAAAAAACAAGATTTCAAAAAATAAAACGCAGAATTTTCAAATTGTGTGTTGACATAATAAATCTTGTGTGCTACAATGTGTTTGTCGGTGGTTGGTCAATCTAATAATCACCAAAATAAATACGTCTAATTTATGTACTACAGAGAACCTCTATCCATCACGTGTAGTCAATAACCACCGACAACCATTTAATATAAACCACGGTATATCATGGTAACACCACCGCATGGTGTGACCATTGTCCACGATACCGTGGTCTTTTTTATGTCTATACATATGAATGATTGTTCATGTGTTCATTCATGTGTTGCATCTGTGGAATTGTCTATGGTGCGTACATATAATATATACATAAGCACATACCGAATATCATTGTCGGTATATAATATATTTCACACAATTAGTATGTTGACCGCATCACACGCTGCATCCATGATTGATACCACGGATAACATCATGTGCGGTAACGATAGATAATACCTTGTGTGTGACCATATGATACAACCCATGTATCAACCACATGATATTCCGTGGTGATAATACCCATAAAATCCATTCTGTTGAGGTCTACGGTGTGTCTACACCGAGCCATGTATGTTTATATACCCCACCGATTTAAACCACCGTATAACACAAATAAATCAATTTTCGTATATCTCCACGGAATTTTTACATCTATATATACATATGTTTTGATACATATATAATATAAACAATAATAATCTCCATGGATTTTTATTTGTATATACATATATATTTACATATGTCCACCTATTATCATATTTATATGTATATATCAATATATCTATTTGTTTTTTCATCGCTATTTACTATGAGCGTCCAAGTCATTCTCAATGCGTTCTCAATCGGTTGCCACACGCTGCACACACGACCAGCACATGGATTACTTTTTGTAATGTTTGGTATGCACTTTAGTTAATCGAAGAAATTCAATCAGTTTGAAAACTTTAGATGATTAAAGCATGAAAACTTTCGATATAGTTATGTATGATTTAATTGTATACAATTATATAAACGTTTGAACATATGTAAATATACTTATGTATTCATATAACTGTGTATAATTATATTGTATGCAATCAAATAGAACATTTATTTTATACAATAATGTAATATCATGTATGCATTTTTAGCATAGAATTTTTGTAATTTCTTATTGCATAATTTTGTGTATGTGGTATAATAACTATAGTAGATAAATTAATTATTATCTATAGGTCTTTAATAATTTCATACGAAAGGGGTGTTTATATGGAATATACATATAAACAAATTCAAGATTATTTTTTCAATAATAATCTACACGCAAGCGACACTATCTATAATGATATAGATAGTATAATTTATGTCTTGTGCGAGGTGCTAACCTCTAGCGAAAAGGCAAGGGTAAAAAAGGCGGTAAAGAATGGCGGATTTTTTACATTTGGTTATAATGGTTTATACTGTTGTAACAGTCTTAAAAAATCAACTGTACACAGATTTTTTAAAGTGAATTATAATCTTGATATAAAATTATAGGTGCGACATGACAAAAGGGCAACAATTAACAGACAATATTTTATACTTAATAAATACATGGTACGATGAGGGCGAATTATCCGACTTCGACTATAAGAATTATACTATTGTGGCAGAGGGCGGAACACTAAAACAGAAAAAGGCTTTATGGTACGACTTAACAGGCTCGCCATTCGAATTTGAATAATTAGGAATAACGGCGGTAGTGAATCACTACCGCTTTTGTTTTATCCTTGTATTCTCAATTAGCATCTACAAATGAGAATACGCAGCATAAACGAGAATAACTCTCAATAAAAAATCTATTATATTCGCTTGTATGGACGTTTTGAGGTGTTCCCCTAGGGTTTATACGTTAAGCATACAAACGAGCATACAACGCAAATAAATCAATTTTAAGACATACGGCAAAAACGCAAATTTCACGCAAGCCGTAAACCATAGACAAAATATATAAGAATGTACGTATACAATAGACATTATTATATACCGCTACAAGAATGAGAAATATTATCAATACGATAAACCCAGCGAAGTACCACAATTTAATTGTGTACAACCAATGTTATATATCTTATATGAACATATGTACATACATTCATATATATAACATATGAACAGTTATTCACATGTTCAATCATGCGTTTTTGTCATAGGTATAACATATGTACACATGAGCATATATTCATATGTATCATATATGAACGACTATTCATATTTCATATGTTAAAACAATTGTATAAAACATAATTGTATAACCACCGCCAGCATAGATGATATTTTTAGTTGTATACAATTGTTTATACATATGTATTAATTGTATGTAACCATATCGAAAAACATCTGTATCAATCAATAATGATAACATTTGTCAATAACACATCGAAAACATTCGATATAGAACGGTGTACACCACGAAAACACAAAAATACATCTTATGTATGCATACAAAAGACATAACCGCCATTCTCATTTAGACAATAGCCATAGAATTGATTTATTTGCGTTGTACGGCGTTTTTGCCCTTTTGCATATAATCATAAGCGAAAACATTTACAAGCACCTCATAGGCGAATATAGACAGTTTTTATTTGAGAACGTTTATCATTTATGCATTGAATTTATTAGATGTATAACAAAAGGCTTGACAAAAGACTGTTTTTATGATAATTATATATATTCATTAATTAGGGTTAAAAGTTATAGAAAAAATATTTTTGTAAATTTCAAAAAAGTACTTGCGTTATATTGTAGATGTGCTATAATGTAGTCATAGGGAACAATAAAAATATTCCTTATCGGTCTTTGATAATTTTATACAGATATACCGCCGTTAAGATGTGGCGGACTATGGAACAGATAGACATATTCATATGAAAGGAATATAAAGAATGAAAGTGTATAATTTTGATAACCTTTGTCAATGGTTATATAATTATCAAGATTTTATTGATTATGTTAAAGCAACAAATATCAAGAAAATTGGTTTTAATACTTTAGAGGGTAGTCGCTACATTGTAAATGTAAAGATTATCACTAAACAGGGTTATAAAAATAAGTTACTACAAACTTATATAAATAGTACTTATTTAGATGATTTTCTAACAGAAATTACAAACGACTGTCTAAATGAATGTTTAAACAGTTATATCATGAGGTGAAATAATGGAATATCTAAATATCATACAAACTTTAGGCGGTTTCGTGTTCGCCTGTTTGTTTTGGTATATGTGTTATAAAGTCGAAAAAGTCGTGAATGGTTTAAAGAATTAAACGAAAGGAATTAAAAACATGAAAATTGAAAACATGACATCTAACAGGGGGAAAAAAAGTCGCTAGTCAATTCAAATTATATTATAATAATTTTGTGGCTTTTCAATCGTATAATACTTTAATTTCTGTATACGACATCAAAAACGATACGATGTATACGGATAAAGATTTTTATTCTACGACTACATCAAAATATAGAAATTTATTCAACGATGAATTTTCACCGCTTGCAATTATTCAAATAGAAAACGAAGAGTTGCATAAAATAATTGAAAGGGTTTAAAGCTATGTATAACACAATTGATAACGACCAAAAAAACAAGATAATTGAAAGCCTTAAAGAATATCACGAAGAAAACGCAAGTATAATTTATGATATTTTTGAAAAATTGTATCAAGAAAATAAAATTACAGATGTAACATTTTTAGATGTGTTAGAATATAAAGCAAAAGAAAATAATATATATAGTCCGTTGCCGTCATGGTTTATGGATATTATTCAAGTAGATTATGATAGCTTTTATAACTATATTTTAGAATTAGAAATAATCAACAATGGCGAAGATTTTATAATGTTGAGTTATGATGAATATTATTGTATTCGTGATATAGCGAACATGGTAGAGGGTTTATAATGAAAATAAAAGGGAATATACACAAAGTTATAAACATGAATAATTATATAAATAGTCTAAAAAACGAGCACAATATTATTACTTATGCAGAAAGTAGCTATTTATACAATTATATTGACTATGACAAAATGAACGTTATATTATGTGATGATTATGATATTTATTTATTCGTGATAAAAGATAAGTATTGTTTATTTTTTAGTGGTACACGTTACAAATACGATACACTAAAAGATTTAAACAGGCAACTATATAGAATATTAAATATTTTGTATTATTTAGAGGTTAAAAGAGTACAACGTTAGGCGGTGAAAAATTGACTATAGTATTATTGGCATTGTTAGTCTGTTTTATCAAACGGCAACAAAACGAAAGAAATAACTTATTGAAATAATTAGATTTAAAACGAAAGGAATTTATTATTATGACTAGAGCGGAACAATTACAAGATATTAAAGAAATTCTATTGAGTGAATTAAACTATAGAGTTGAATGTGGCGAGATGTCAAAAGACAACTCTTTGTTTGAAATGCTAGAGGGCAACACAATTTCAAGCCCTCAAAGGTTTATATCGCCGTTTGTTTGGTTATGGTTATGAATGTTAATATAGAGTAGCGAGGTATATAAAATTATGGAATTTGTGGAATTATTAGACTATGCAAGAATTTATAAAAACGAAGAAAATTCTTATTATGGCGTTCGTGATATTCTTGAAGATATTACCAATTTAGATAATTATAAGTTTAATATTTTTGAAATGTTAAGAAATGAATATACTATAAATCAATCTATTGAAATCATTCATAATAATGACTATAGATATTATACCGATATTTATGAATATGTATCAGAATACTTTGAGAATAGCGGTATTAAGAATATACCCTATTGGGTCGACATTGACTATAAGGGAACATTTGAAAATATTAGAATTGAAAGCAATCTAGTATATACAGATTGGAACAGTCCTTTTGTAGAGGTTTACCATTGATATATTGGCGGTATACATCAATGGTAAACATACAGAAATGTATATTCAAGATTTACATATAGGTATGCTTATTTCTGTATGTTTCGATGATGATTTTGAAGAGATTACAGAAATTGAAATTATACAGGATTAAACGAAAGGAACATAAACAATGAAAAATACACAAAATAAAACAATAAAAGTATATTATGGTTTAAAGTGGGTAGAGTTTAAACCTATTACAAAAGAAAAATACCATAGATTAAAAGAAAATAGCCGTTTATATTTTGTTAAAAATGCTATTACATATTATCCATGTGATAGCGAAGATAAGGAATTTTATGTATTATTAGACAAAAATAATAGAGTGTTACGGCGGTATTATGTCGAGCTAGATTTATATAGGGTTAAACTACAAAATAATCAAGGTGAATTTTTGATTTATGAAAACGATATACTATACAGTCCTACATACCAAAGATATATACACCCTAGAGAGTTATATAAAAATGTTCAAATTATGATTGACGGCGAACGATTAGCGGTTGAAAGTAGTTATATAGTTTAATAAACATGAACGGCGGTTATCATACCGCCGTTATTTTTTTATATGACATATGAACGAATGAACATATATGCAGCGTATTCTCAATTACAATCTATAAATGAGAACGCCAGCGTAAACCCAGCGTATTTGAGAATGTTTATCAATAAGAAATTCGTTTATTTGCGTTCTATGGTGCATTTGGCTGTTTTCACATATGATTACACCATAGAGCAACAAACGACCATACAAGCAAAAATACACGGCTATAATAACAATTGTTTATTCTCAAATGTTTATACAGTCGTTACATATCCATTGTTTGAAAACATATAAAGCCGTTTTGTACATCTGTAGAATACACAAGAAATAAACACGGCTATATGATAATTGTTATCATTAATGGTATGTCTATTGTGTATGTACAGATGTATACTATTGATGTATGTTATCTTGCGTGTGTGCGTGTGTTTGTGCTTGCGTATGCTCATAGGGTTGTAGCGTGGGTATAGTGATACTACAGAATTTTACAGTATATATAAATACACGTGGGGCAACTTCTACCCAACGTGGGACGCTTTAAGTCCCACTATAAGACCCACTCAAGCCAATTACAAAAACTCATAACAAACATGATTTAAACGCATAACAATCTAGATGAAAAACTTTCGATATACATAACCATAGCCAATATATCGACAAACATAAATATAAACATATGTACAAACATTCATACATATAGCCACGATACAAGCAATTGTAAATGATAATGGTTGATAATGAATGTACCACTATAGGTATTCTATTACATTGATAGTATTCTATACGCTTGACTACCCTAGTATATTGACATATGTAGATATGCACATATGAACCAATAAGACACCCTAAGGTATATCGAAAAATTTAGAAATTCCAAAAGGGAGAACCATTCTCAACTGGGGGCGGTTATATCATAATAAACCCAAGCTACACATATGACAAACCAAAATACAAACCAATGTACATACCATAGCTGCATACCATAACCATACACCATACAACAACAATGGTACACACTTTTGTTCCATACATAACCACAATAAACATAGGTTGTATCTATATGTTTTAAAACCATACACATCAATACATATGTATTATGCAATTGAATATACAATCGTTATCTACAATCGTTGATTACAATTGAGATACATATGCTGCATACATAATCCGTTATATGTTTGAAAACAATTGAGTATCCAATCGACTATACAATCGTTTAAAACGATTGGTTAAAATTTATGTATAAAATTTTTATGGTAAACATATGTATTAGACATATAAGATAAAACGTATATTACATTCCCTAGTGAGATGCATTTGAGATTTCAAATGTTTGATGCTATATGGACATACATATATTATTTTGTTTTAATAATCGTTAGTTACAATCAGTTTGATAGAAGTATGTGATAATATGTTTGTGATACGTTTATTACGCCATTTAAAAAATGGCAATCATCTCCATAGAGAGATGATTTACTATGTTCTTGATAGTCGGTTACATAAGATGGAAAAATACCAAACACAAACCGTTTACCGCCCTATGCGTTACACTATAGGGGCGTACTTATGGCTGGCTTGGCGGTGTATACAATCGTTGACAGACAATCGCTGCACAACGCCAGAAATCACATAAGACAAGCATTTGAACCCCCTTAGGGTTCGCAGCGGGATAAACTTGTGTGAACATAAAAATAAGCCATAATTGACACCGCTGGTGGCATCAAAAATGACCCTGTGAATGGCATATGTAATTTTCCATAGTTACACTAATGAGTAAAAACTTACGCATATATTCTAAAAAAAATTTTATGGCGTTCAACCTAGGTGGTTACTGGGTTTGTGACGTAACGGATAATTATTATTACTTCCGATAATTGAAAAATATCATAACTTACCATAACTTTTTGACACTATATATGAGGGGTTCCAAAATAGGTACTTAAGTTTGAAACCTAAAAACAACAACAAAAAAAACATAACAACCGTTTATAGTCCAAACTGTTTAACCGACTTTGAGAAAAACTTAAGCCGTAAGGCTTATGACGAAGTCATGAAAAACAAGTTTGAAACATACAGAATGGTAAACATAAGTTTTAAAACATATAAGATTTCTCTATCGAGAAATAATACTTCGTATTGATTATGTTTGTCGCTTATGCTTTAAGACACAAACCGTATAACAAACCATATGCAACAAAGGGCATACATAAGTATTAAACATATATCACTCATATGTTGACACTTATGTATGCCCTTTGTTTTTCGTTTGTATTCTATTTTAAGAGTTCTTCTTCTGAACCACGTTTGGGATATGCATCTGTAATCTTACCACCGATGCACCAGAAGATGATTGCTAAGACAAAGAAGCCAAAGAATACGGAATATTCGTCATGAATGGCACTGGCGATACCCAGACCAAGGGATGCACTACCAATCCATTTGAACAACATACCGACAAAATGTGCCGATGTAAAATATCCGATGATTAACGTCAAACCGACCATTGCAAAAATAAACATATGTTACCTCCTATAAAGCCATGATGGCGTATACTTTACTATTAAGTTCCTCGGTTGTAATTCCAAGATAACGCATTGTGATTGCTTCCGAGGAATGATTGAATACTTGCATGAGGTATGCGATTGGCACACCCTTACGATATGCGTGATACCCAAATGTTTTACGCATGGAATGAGTACCGATGTTTTCAAGACCGCATTTAACGGATGCTGCCTTGATTTTTCTCCATGCTTGGGTGGTCGTGATATGACCATCGCCAGAACGACTTGGGAACAACCAATGTTTGCAACGAGATGCATACTCTTGCAACATTTCATATACCGCTTTAGATAGTGCAAAGCGTTTAAACTTGCCTGTTTTTTGCTCGTATAATTCCATCATTGGTTTGACATCATCTACGGTCAACCCTACTAGGTCGCTAATGCGTAGACCAGAGTTGATACCTAATGTGAATAGCATTTTGTCACGGTCGTTCGTTAAGGCTTCACGCATTTCATTTACTTTGGCTAAATCTCTGATTGGTTCTGTTACTGTTGACATAATTTATCCTCCTAATGGGTTGCCTTAATGTGACAACCACTATTGTTTCTACATATAGAATACACCATATATGGAAATGTGTCAACACTTTATTTTGTAATTTTTAAAAATATTTTGGAGGTTCTTTATGGAAGAACTACAATTGAAACGAAAGAAGTCATTCGAGAATCGGATTGATTTCTTTGGATTGCAAGACTCTGTGACCGAACAGAGAAACGCTGGTAAGTCTTATGTTGCCATCGCACGAGCATTAAACAAAGATAACCAACAACATCTACAAGGGATTGTTATTACGCCTAAGATGGTTGGTGACTGGTGTCGGTCAAACCTTGTGGAAGAAAAAGTATCCAACAAGGAATACGAGGTTGTCAACACATATAACGAACAAAAGAATTTGTTGGAAATGGTTGAAACACAAATCGAAATGATTCAAGTATTCATTGATGATTTACAATGTCAACAAGCCGAGGGGACAATGTCACCAGACATCCTGTATAAACGCATGAAAGACCTAATGGGCGACCAAGAGAAGTACTTTGGTCGTAAACAAGCGATATTAAAAGATATGCAAGCAACAATGGAGAAAATCTTTACGTTTCAGGCAATGAACTCCATTATTGTTGAAATCATGCGTATTATCACGGAAAAAGACCCTAAGTTGGCAGAACAAATCACTAAAGAAATGAAAACAAATCAAATATTATTGTCGAATTATGCAAAAATCCAACAAAATTAAGAATATTTATCTGAATATTATAGAAAAACCTTAACTTTTTACTGGATTTTTTCACTATAAGTGAGAACAATTACCACTTAGGAGGTGTGTCCGTGGCTGAAAACATTTTGGACTCGCTATTGGGTGTGTCCGTGGCGAACACAGAGCCGTCAAGTGACACTCCATCTGATAAAGATATTGGTGCAACAGACTTGGAATATTTTGCCAAGACATATTTTCCGCATATCTTCTCAACACCATTCTGTGAATTTCATCACTCAATGTTCCGTGATGCGGAGAACATGATATTGCACTTTGACAATCTACACAATAAGTTCGTTCGTGCAGCACCACGAGGTCACGGCAAAAGCCGTATTATATCCGTTGTGTTTCCGATATGGCTAATTGTGTATGGTTATCGCAAGAACATACTGATTATTTCAGATACCTTTGAACAAGCCAAAGAGTTCATTCAAACAATCAAAGACGAACTAGAAGATAATGAACGCTTAAAAGCAGACTTTGGTCTGTTAAAGGGTGATAAAACATGGGCGAGCGATAAGATTGTCACCAAGAATAAAATACAAGTGTTTGCAAAATCAAGTGGTCAATCCTTGCGTGGTTCTTCATATAACAACATTCGTCCAGAAGTCGTAATCTTAGACGACCTAGAAAATGACGAAGCGGTGGAAACTGAAAATCAACGCAAGAAATTATACGATTGGTTTATGAAAGTATTAATGCCAATCGGCAACCCAAGAACTGTATTTTTGTATGTCGGTTCAGTTTTGCATTACGAAGCACTATTGTATAAAGTACTGACCGACTCCAAGTTTAACAACTGGAATCGTGCCATATATAAAGCCGTGTATTCTTTTTCAAAAAGTCCACGATGGACTGTATGGGAAGAATTGTTTAACGACTTGTCAGACCCAGATGCCGCACAACACGCATCCGATTATTTCAATGAATACAAAGAAGAAATGATGGATGGCGTAGAAGTCATGTGGGAGGGTCGAAACTTTGGTCTGTTTGAACATTTAGATTGCTCGTTTGACGAGAAGATGAAACTATCTAGGGAGAACTGGTATCAAGAATTAATGATTCTCAAAATGCAAGATGATGAAGCATTTAACTCAGAGTATCAAAACAATCCAATGACCGAAGCTAGTCGAATATTTAAAGAATCGTGGATTAAATCCAATTACTATGACGAAACAAATCTACCGCACATGAAACAAATCTATGCGGCGGTCGATGTATCTATGGGTAAATCACGAACATCTGACTATTCGGCAATCCTTATTGTTGGTCGTGGCGTTGATAACTATTTCTATGTACTGGAAGCAGATGTCGAACGTAGACCACCAGATGCAATCATTAATGATATTCTCTTGTATCTCGACAAATACAATGGAAGATTGGACGGTTTTATTGTCGAAGAAAACGTATTCCAAGAGTTCTTTTCTAAGACATTACAACAAACCGCACTTGACATGGGTTTATATGTCAACTGGGTATCCGTTCGGTCTACTGCAAGTGACAACAAAGGTACACGCATCCGTTCGCTTGCTCCGAAGATTAAACAAGGGTATATCAAGTTTAATAAAAACCATCGTATTTTGGAAAGTCAATTAAAGAACTTTCCTAAAGACCACGATGATGCACCAGATTGCTTAGAACGATGTATTGCGAAGTTCTTAGAAAACTCTGCGACTATTGCAGTCGGTTCTATTGGCAGTCAGAACAAACGTAAAAATATTTTATCATTCATGAAAGGTTGGAAACGATGAATCTTAAACAACGAATCTTATCATGGATGAGTAAAACTATATTAAGGGATACGGTTGCCAATCTAAAGAATACTTGGTTGTCTTCTTTTAGATTCAACAATCGAGCAACCGAAACAAAACTTAGTGTAGAAGAACTACGGAATCTATCAAGAACACCGATTGTACGTTCTGCAATCAATCAAATCCGAGAGGGTATTCTTGCGTTGCCTTGGGAAGTTGTTTCCATTGATGGTAACGCAAACAAGAAACAAATCAAACAGGTCACACAGATTATTCAAAATCCGAACCCTGTTGATGATTACAACGACTTCATTGGTAAACTATTTGAAGACTTGATTGTATTAGACCTTGCGTTCTTTGAACAAAAGGTTGTCAAGGGATATAGACCTCTGTATTTATTCCCAATTGACACGGAAACAATCGAGGTAGCAACCAATTGGAGCGGTGACTTAAATCAACCACGATTCTTACAATCCGTGAATGGACATCAAGAGTGGTACAAGGTTGATAAAATCGCCATGTTACAACGCACGAAACTGACATATGATGAGTTTGGTTTATCACCATTAGAACAAGCATATCGGCATATCAAGTACTTAGCAGAAGTACAAGAGTATGCAAACGATATTTCCTCTAATGCGATGCCAAAGTACTTAGTCAATATGGGTGCATCCGCAAGTGAAGAAGAAATCGAAAAAATTCGGTTATACATTGCGAATGAAATCCAAGGTCAATCTGCGGTTGCAATCGTTGGGTCTGCACAATTGGATGCCAAACAGATTTCACCGATTGGTGATGAAGCTGCATCCTTGAATTGGCAGAAAATGTTGTTACAGATTATTGCGACTTGTTTCAATATCCCTCCAGAACGCCTAGGTGTGGCGATTTCAAATGACCGTTCTACCTCATCTGAAAAAGATAATGAAATGTTGGAATACACAATTAAACCTTGGGCGAAGATTTTTGAACGAGCGTTTAATAAATACGTGATTGCACGTTTAGGTTATTCCGATAGTATTAAATTCCAATTCGTATTCACTCCAACCAAGGCACAACAGGCAGATGCCGTTGAACGTGTTCGTAAACTCGTTGATGGTAATATTATCACATTAAACGAAGCACGTCAAGAGTTAAATGGTGTCCTTGGTATCGAACTGAAAGATATTCCGTCTGGCGATTCGTTGCTGGAAGAATATAAATCATCTTTGATTCAAAAGCGTGTACAAGACGATGAACAAGAACTTGACACGACCGATGAACCGAAGAAATCTACAGAGAAAGGAGAAGCCGATGGAAAAACAAAAAGTACAACTTAGTGCGAGTGCAATTAAGGTTATACTAGATAACCAACATCCGAACTCCATGCGTTTTACTGGTACGTGTATGTTCTTGAATGAACCATCTGATTATATTCCCGGTGGTGTTGATAAGCCTGTATTGTTATCATCTGAAGTTGCCGAATCGTGTGCATCTACGATGAACCTTATGGGTATCAATTGTGATTATGACCCTTGGTTATTTCCAGATGAAGTCATGATGGCACATGACCGTAGAAATAAAATTGGTGTGGTTGAAAAGTGTTGGGTTGACGGTAATGAACTTAAGTTCACTGGTATTATCTACAAGAATGACTTTCCAGATATTGCTGACTTCATAAAGAAAACAGTAGACTCTCTAGGATTCTCTGTGGAAGCCATTTTCAATATCCACGAGTTTGAAGACCATATTGAAATGGCGGATGTTGAATTTACTGGTGTTGCTATGTTGTTTAAAAACGCAGCCGCATACCAAAATACGTATATTGCAGAAATTGCCGCAAAGGCGAAAGGAAAACAACTAATGAACGAACAAGAAATTAAAGCCTTGGTTGATGAAGCCGTTAAGGCATCTATTGAAGCACAAGCACAAGCTAAAGCACAGGCGGAAGAAGCTAAGGAGCTTGCAGATGCAAAAGCAGAAGTTGAACGCTTGACTGCTGAATGTTCCGCTAAAGATGCATTGATTGTTGAAAAAGATGCAAAAATCGCAGAACTTGAAAAATCTGTTGAAACAAAAGATGCAGAAATCGAAGCTGGTAAAGCTGAAGCAGAAAAACAAACTGTAATTTCCGATGTTAAAAACTTGGAAACTAAGGCAAAACTAGAAGCTGGTAAATCTGACAAAGAATTTGACAACTTTGCAGATGGCATCGAAGCTATGTGTAAATAATTACACATAATATATTTTGTTGATTTGATTTTATATCATAGGAGAAATAACTGTGGCAGTAACAAAATCCAAATTTATTACAGCAGCTGCCGTTGCTGATTATAACCAATCTCACTACATCGAGTTGCCTAAATTCCAAAACTTAATGGTTGACTTGTTAAACCGTAACGTAACAATCCGCAACCGTATCACACCTGTGATGGCGACTGGCTACCCATCTCGTTATTGGGAACAAACTAAAATTGCACACAATGCGAAATTCGTAAATCCTCGTACAGGCGACAACGGTAAATACGGTGTTGATACTTATGATGAAGATTACGGTCGTGTTGAAAAGGCAGTATACTTAAAGGCGATTACATCTGGTATTAAATACTCTTTGTTTGATACAGAAGTTGTAGCACAACAAGGTGATGCCTTGGCAAAAGCCTTGTTAAACAAAGACATGGAAGACATGATTGTTGACTTACTACAAACTTCCAGCAAAGGTATCTGGACAGGTGCAGCAGCCGCAGCCGATGATTCCACATCTGTTGAATACTGTGGTTTGGCTACACAAATTACCGATGCAGTAACTGTGGCTAACCCTTATAGCTTCGCTACAGGTACAGGCGAGTTCGTAACTGATACAATCCGTACTAAAATGGCATCCAACTTGGCATCCACAAAATACATCGGTATGCCTACTGCAATCTACGCTAACCCATTGACAATCGACTACTTAAGCCGTGCTGAATTGAAACGCCCGGGTTTTGCAGTTAACCAATCTGCGGATAAAATGGACTTGGGTAATGGTTTCGTTGTAAATACCATCCGTACACAAGCTGGTTATTTACCATTAATTCCAGATAACTACATTCCATTTGACCCAACAAACAAAAAACATACGTTGTATGTTGTCAATGAAAAATTGATTGAACGCCATTACTTGACTAATGCAGAACCACGCATTTTCAAAATGGGTCTTACTAAAGGTCTATTGGACGAATACGTTGCAGTAATGTTCGATGCAATTGTTGCCAAAGGTGCTAGTGCTGGTGCACACTTCAAGGTTGAATTTACTGAAGCGTAATACGCCTAATTCAAACGATTAATCACAGGGGTGTCTTTTGACACCCCAATGTTTTAACCGAATGGAGATACATATGTTAGTAACATTAAAAGACAGTAATGCAACACGTATTTATTTGTGTGGTCGCATTATTGAATCCGATAACGGTCGCTTTGAGGTGTCCGAGGAAGAATACGCTTTGAATGAAGCCGTATTAGAGCCTGTGGATAAAAAAGCTGGCAAAGTTATCAAACCAAAAACAAAATCTGAAGACGAAGTCGCAGATTCTATGGAATCCTAGGAGATAATCATGGTTTACTTAGATGCAGCAGAAATTGACGATTATTGTCAAATGATTCCAGTTGATGAAAGTCACGTTCAGTTTGCATCGACTATGATTGATGCCTACGTTGGAACAAACAATGGAAAATCGAAATTTACATCCAACGAAATCACCGAGATTGTTAAACCGAATCGCAAAGGCGTGTTGATTCTAAAGAATGACCCTGTGATTAATATTCTCTCTATCCAAGGTATTCACACACGAGATATAAACGAAGACGGAGTTGAGATTGAACCATACTTGTATGACTTTGATGGTAGCAAGTATGTATATCTACTTAGTAATACATCCGCCATGACATATTCTCAAATATTCTCGCATAACGCAAGATTTTATAAAGTCCGTTACAACTATGGATTCGCTGAAATTCCACGAGAAGTAAAAACGGCTTGTGCGATGCTTGCGATGAATATATCACAGGTTTCCACATTCACCGCCTTAAATTCCATGACAACTTTGGATGCACGATTTTCATTAACTGACCCAAACTTATTTACAAACGAAATCAAATCATTGTTATCACGATACAGATTTTAAACGGAGGTATATATGCGAGAAAAATATACACCAAAGTTTGACTGTACACGAATGTTCGCATCATGGCGTGAAACTATTAAATGCGATGGTAAAAAACCAGAGTTTGTGTTATTCACACGAATTGGTCGTGGTACAAAACGGTTTCTTGTGAACAATGTTCGTTGGGGGAACCTTATGTCAGATTCCTCGTTGGAAACTGGCGATATATGCGAACGTAGAAACGGTGATACGTTATTCTTGGTCGCAAAAACAAACTCATTCAATGGTGACAAGGGTGAGTTTTACACAACAAATACAATCGTAAATATCTATGGTATCGAAACCACAACAGACGAGTATGGCAATACCAGTGGTACATCTACTACTGTAAAGGTGAAAGACCTAAAGTGTGTATACGAAGATGTGTCCGCCAAGATGCACTTGTTCGATTATGGTTTGTTACCGACTACTACAAAGCGATTTATTCTACCAAGGGATACGGATGTTGCACTATTGGATAGAATCGAAATCAATGGACAGTTTTTACAAATTGATGTAATTAACAAGTTCGATTTTGCACCGTTCTTATATGTGCAATGTTCACCAGACGAGCGTGGCTAACATGAAGACAATGCAAGATGTAATCGCTAAGGTATTGGAAGACCATTTAGATGTACTGACTGACCGTATCAAACAAATATGGGCGGTTGCAGACGATGGCATCTATACTGACCACCATATAATCCTTAGAAGATTCACACCAAGCGTCAACATGGTTAGACTTGGCTTAGACATTACAGGTCTTGGGGCGTTCATCCTAGAGTATGGCTCTGGTTCGTTCATGGTAACGAATACAAGTGCGGAACTTGGGGATTTTGGCAACCCAGACTTACCAGAATACATGGCATCATCTTGGTATAACGATAATCGTTCATCGCACGGCAATGCAATCATGGGTCGTGACAAAGGAGAAACTGTACATTCACCAACAATGGGTGTACCAGATTACAAATCCAAAGGTCACTTTAAGGGTATCAACCTAGAAGAACCCATGAAGAAATCCAAGTTAAAGCCTTTAGAACCAAAAGAACCGATGTTTGTTGTAGAAACAGAAATCGTTCATTGGTTGAAAGAATTGGATGAAGCTATTGACGATGCAGTATCTGATTATATCGAAACCCAATTAGATAATGCTTTTAAAGGAGTAATCGCATGAAGTATACGGTACAACTATTGGACGAACTGTGGAATATCTTGCGACAAGACGAAGAAATGGCTTCGTTATTACGCATAAAAGATACACAATCAATCCAAGAGTGGAACTCTAAGATTAGGCGTGGTCTTGCTGGTGCGGAACTCGTTGACGAAAAACAAGATATTTACATAATTATGTCATTCATTCCATCTGTTGGCAATACCAAGAATTGGATGGTCAACAAGAATTTACTGGAGTTTAGAATCATCGGTCGTTCTAACAACAGAAAACTTGTGAATGATTTATATATACATTTGAATAAATTATTAAAGGAACATTATCAAGAAATGTCCATCTATACCGAGGGTTCATTCTCTACTGGTACGGCTGGCTTAATCGGTTATATGTTTCGTGTTAGACCTTTTACATGGTCGTAATCATAGGAGATAATTAATGGCACAACAAACAGGCAAAAACTTTGTATTGAATGGTGTTGGCGAAGCATGGGCGAAACGAGTTGTAAACGGCAAAGTTGAAGCCTATAAACTCGGTACACTTCAAACAATGAAACTATCTTTCAGTTCCTCTGATGAAAAGGTGTACGGCTCTGATGCCCTACCACCAATCTATATCTTGAATAAAGAATCCAATGTTCAAGCATCTTTCACAGAAGCACGTTTCAACCTTGATTACTTGGGTGTAACTGCTGGTGCTGATGTTGACAACAACGGTACTTTAATCTTTAGTGTAAAACCTACATTGATTGCAAGCGGTACTGCATTTACCGTTCCAAGCGTATCTAATGTTATCCCAGAAGATACAATCGTTGTACTTGCGAACGATAATCAAATGGAAGACGAACGTGAAACATTAAAGTACACAAAAAGTACAACTCCGTCCGCTGGTGAATTTACAATTGATGCATCTGGTCAAATCACTTTGGGTACATCTGTAACTAACAAATTCATTGAAGTATCTGGTCTTCGTACTGATACAACTTCTCGTAAGGCGACAATGAAAGCAACTAGCGTACCACAATTCGTTGAAATCCGTCACGTTTCCAATCCTGTTGATATGGGCGATGGTAAGAAAGTTATCTTGCATACTCACATCTTCCGTGCTAGAGCGACTGGCAAAATGGACATTGACCATGAACGTCAAAAAGCATCTGCACCACAACTTGAATTTGAAGTTATGTATGATACAACTCGTACAGACGGTAAAATCTTGGAAATCACACAAGAAATCCAAGGCTAATCTCATGGGGGCATCTTCGGATGCCCCTATTTTTTATTATATGGAGTACTATGGAGATATATAGATGTCAAATACTTTAATTCCACAAGAAAAATACATTATGTTAAACGGCAAGGAATACAAGATTTATCCAATGTTGTTAAAAGATTACAATAAGGTTGAACGTCTATTGTCTAAAATAAATGACCAGTATTTATATTTGAACTTACCATCACCAATTTTAGACGAAGATGGCAAAGAAGTGTTAGATGCCAATGGCAAGGTGAAATATGACTATGTGGCATTTAACTCCATGTGTGAACTATTTGAGATGGCGTTACGTATTCCACGGAAAGAATTAATTAACGCAATCGACTTAGACAATGGTGTGCAACTGTTGGACGAATACTTATCTATTAGCGGATTAAAAAAAAAGATGATGGGTCTAATGGCACAGGAACTACCGAAGATAAATCTGGCGGACTTGACCTAGTCATTGCATCTTTGGTTCAACACACAAGTGAAACCAGAGAATCACTAATGAGATATACTTTACCAGAACTAGAGGGGTTATCTGTTGCATTAAACGAAAATAATAAAACAGATACAGACGATAGTAATACTTTTGTTGACTCTGATTCCGTAACAGGGGCAGATGCGGTACGTGGTCTTTTGAGTTCTGGGTACGCATCATAGGAGAATAATTAATGGGAAACAAAAAATTCGGATATGACATAAAAATAGACTACAGTCAAGCAACCGAGAATACCAATCGAGTAACCTCTAGTATTCTACAGTTGCAACAAGCAGTAGAACGACTAAAAAGAAACTCTGATATTCAGATTAAATTCACTGGTCTTCCACGACAACTTGATAGCATTACAACAAAAACTGCTACATTGGCTAATGCTTTGGAAAGAACGGCAAAAAGTGGTAACCTAGCGTCTAATTCTTTTGATGGTATGTCTGCTAAGATGCAGTCGCTTAAAAAAGATGGTGAAGCACTTGCCAAAGGTCTACAAGATTCTGCCAATGCAATCAAGAAACTGGAGTCGTCAAATCATAACACCTTAAGAGATGGCAATAAGGCTATGACGGTTGGTACTCAAATCAATCAACTTAAGAACCAAGCAGATGTCTTATATCAAGCATGGAAAGCGAACAACGTAGGTAAAGAGCAATATCTTCAACAAATGACTGCAATCCAAGGCAAGTTAAATACCTTGTATGGTCAACAACGAAGAATCAACGAAATCACACAAGAGCATATCCCAACGCTAACACGATGGGGTTTTGAGTTAGATAAAGTTGGTTCACGACTTGGGTATTTTGCAACACGTTGGGCGGCATTATGGGTCGGTGATAAAATCATGGATTCTTTATCCGCCTTTCCAAAAGTTGAACAAGATATGGCTGGTTTCGCCCAAGTAATGAAACATGGTACAGGTGCAACTAATGCGTTTGCTAAGTCACTATTAGAAGTTGACCCATCAAATCTTAAAAACAGTCTTCATCTTGGTGGTGCGGAAGCAGAAATCTTTAAATCTGAACTAGAGAATATGCAAGGCAAACTACAAGGACTTGCGGTACAATACGGTACAACAAGCCATGAGATGATTGAGTCTGCCAAACTTTGGGGTCGTGCTTACAAGGACAACAATACCGTTCTTGCGTTGACAGATGCAGCAACCAAACTTGCGGTTGCCGATGCGTTTGATATTGTGTCTGCAAACAAAGCGTTGGAATCTTCAATTATGCAATGGGGTTTTCAAATCAATAATACCAATGATGCAATGAGTGTGTCAAACCGTATTATCGACTCTTGGACATCTCTTGCACATAATTATACGGTTTCTGCACAAACATTATCCGAAGCCAATAAACGTATGGCACAATCCGCAGCCGAAGTCGGTGTATCATTCCATTCTGCACAAGCACTCGTTGCCGTTATGGCACGTAAAACACAAGCAGACGGTGGTGAAATCGGTAATGCCTTAAAGTCTATCTTCGGTTCTATTCACTCTAAGAAAGCCGTTAAAGCATTACAAGAGTTTGGTATCGAAGTTTATAAAGTTGGAGAAAATGGAGAACGGTCATTCCGTAAAGTAGACGATGTGTTGCTTGATTTGATGATTAAGGCACAAGGTTCCAAGGAATCCATGGAAGACTTGCTAAAAGCAATCTCTGGTGGTAAATGGCAATGGAATAAAGCCGATGCTATGTTGGACTTAAAGGAATACTTGGAAGCCTTACGATTGTCCTCAACATCCATGGGTTTCACCAATGCACAAGTTGGTATGCAACTTGATACAATTCAAAAGAAGATACAACAGATTGCCGCACAATGGGAAAAGATGATGACTACCGCTGGTAATGGCACAATGTCAACAATTATCAAAGGTATGTTAGATGGTGTTCTTTCCTTGTTTAAGTGGATAGAACGCTTACCATCGTCTATTGCTATGGTTTCATTCGCCATGCTTGGATTATTGGTCATTCACCGTAAATGGGGTTCTGTTTTCAACATTATGAAAACGAGCGTTGTTTCTGGTTGGAACAAAATGACTCATGCAGCCGAAAAATACGCAAGAGCATCAAGAATTGCAAGCGGTAATACAACAGGCTTAAAAGGTAAATTCCAAGGACTTAAGGGTGCAGCTGGTGGACTTGCTAGTGAAATCGGTACACTTACAGGATTTATGGGTGGCTGGGTTGGTATCGCTATTGGTGCGATTACAATTGCTAGTCAACTTGCTTTGTCTTGGCGTTTCAATCGTGAAGAAGTAGAACAACAGATTAATACTCATTCTCAATTGTTGCAATCTTATGAAGAAACATATGGACGTTTAAAAGAGTCCACTGGTGTCTTAGAACAGTTTATTAATGCCTATTACAGTCTGAACCAAAAGCAAAAAGAATACGCCGAGGGTTCAGAAGAAGCGAAACAAGCTGCGGAAGAAATCCAAATTGCACACGATGGTATTGTTCAAATCCTTGGCGAAGAACAAACAAACTTTGTGTTGACCGCAGATAATTCAGACGAAGCAAACCAACGTATGACACAAGCGGTACAAAAAAGGCAAGACGAACTAGCTCAACAAATTAAACATGAAAAGGCACAATTATTCCAAGCTGCACAAGCCGTTCGACAACAAACACAAGACAATCTTGACTCTTTACAACATGAGAAAAAAGGTTGGTTAGACCGTATTGCCGTAATTATTCAATTCACAAAAGTACTTGATGTTTGTCGCTTGGCTTACTATTCGTTGATGCACGCTTTTCAACAATGGAGAGCCGATAGAGCAGCCGCAAGATTACAACAAGCGGATGGTGCTATCGGTCAAGCCGAAAACGAATTAAATGCGTTAAAGGCATCTGGTGCAAACAATCGTCAAATTGAAGAAGCCGAACGTAATCTTGCAATGGCTAAGTATACTGCATCACAAATCAAGGATGAACAAACGCATTTACAAGAGGATGCTAATAGCTATGGTCAACAAGCAGACCAAATCTTGGCGGCAACCGCAGCTAAAGTGCAAGCCGATGGGGCAGAACAACTCCAGAGCATTAACTCTGCTTTATATGGCAACTCTGGTGGCGGTGGTACAACTGGTAATTATCCACGTATCGAACTACCAGATGGTGGTTCTGGCGATGGCAAAAAGGGTAAAACTGGGAAAACTGCCAAGGCTAAAAACCCATATAGTGGAACACCAGAGGGTGAAGCTATTGACTTCTTGATAAAACAAGGGTTTACTGCAAACCAAGCATATGGTATTGTCGGTAATTTAATCCAAGAATCTAGCATGAACCCATTGGCTGACAATGGCGACCACAGAGGTCTTGCACAATGGGATAAATACGAGGGTGGTCGATGGGAACAACTTGTGGCGTTCGCCAATGCTAATGCATCTGACCCAAACAATCGTGCGACACAAATGGCGTTCTTGGTACACGAGTTGCAAACAACAGAGCATGACAATTGGCTAAAAGTGCTACAACACGCAACCAACGGAACACCAGAGGAATACGCCCATTATTTTGATATGTTTGTTGAACGCTCTGGTGGTGCTGAAACGGCAGCAAGACAAGCGTATGCACGACAACTTGCTAATTCCCAATATGGGGATGAAACAAAAACTGATGCTGAAAGAGCATCTAAACTAATTGAGAAACAAAATAAACTTGACGAACTTGCGAAAAAACTTGCTAAAGCGGAAGCCGAAATGGAAAACGCTATGAAACCAAAAGAGCAAGCTGACTTGGCAAAAGAATCACAAGCCTTAAAAGAAAAACTGCAAGGTATCCAAAAAGAGATTGACGATTTAATTAAACTCAATCCAAAAGCAGATGTTAAAAAACTGCAAGAAACCATGAAGAAATACGATGAAGTTATGACCCATCGTATGCAAGATAAGTACCGTGATAAAGACTATGATGAAGCCACACAAATGGCAAAAGACCGTCATGAGAACGAAGACTTAGACATGGAAATTGCTGGTACATCTGAAAACTTTTGGACAAAAGATATTCGTAATGCACAACGCTTGGTTGAATTGTATATCATCAAGGTAAAACAATACAACGACATGGTTGCAGCCTTTAAGCGTGGTGATTCAGAATATACCGAAGCAGACATCCGTAAAGCTGGGATTGAACTGAAAAAGCTACAAGTACAAATCAACAAGACTGGTAATGACTTAAATAAGAATATCAAACAACAAACTCATGATGTATTCCATTCGATGATATTCGAGGGCAAGAAGTTTAAAGACGTTTGGAAAGACTTATGGAAACAACTTGCGGAAGACACATTGAAAATGATGTTTAAAATCCAAGATGGTAACGGTGGTCTTTTACAGAATCTATTAAGACGTAAAGACAAAAAATATCAAGATGGCATCAACCCATTAAAGAAATTAACTGGGAAAGATGGTAACATCGGTGGTGTTGATGAAACATTAAACCAACAAATGTTAGCAACACAAGCTACACAAAACCTTGATAAGAACTTTGCGACATTCTTGGCTAATACTCAAAACGGTACTGCATGGAGTCAAGCAACATTTACCGATGCCGTAATCTATGGCAATGTCCAAGGCGATAAAAACGGTGTTGACTTACCAGAGGGCAACAAGGACAAAAAAGACGGTAAAACCGATGTATCACAATATATCAACGCTGGCATGAAACTTGGTGGCTTAGGTAACAACAAGTGGTTAGGTGCATTGGGTACTGTTGCTGGGTTTGCACGACAGTTCGGTTTATTGAAATTCGCAAGCGGTGGTGCAGTCGATAAAGACCAATTGGTTCGTGTCGGTGAGGGCGATAAGAAAGAATGGATTATTCCAACCAACGACAAAAAACGTGGTATTCAACTATTGAATCAAGCTGCACGTGACCTTGGGGTTGGTGAAACCAAAGGTATCGAACCTAATTGGAAAAATCCGAATACATCTACAGGGGCATTATCGGAACAGACCAAACGACAAGACCGAATGATGAATCAGATGGTCGCAAACACATCGGCTATGACTAAGGGGATGAACTATATGGCGAACAATGGTTCTACACATGAATCTATTGCACAACCTGTATTTGTTAAACAAACGATTTCTGACCAAGACTTCTTGGCGAAATACAACAAATTGGTGGCACTAGGGAAAATGAAATAACACAACTTTTGTGTAATTTTTGACACTATATGTGAGGGGTGATAAACCCCTCGCATTATTACTATGGGAGGTCATATGGAAGACATTACGAAATACTTGGGTCTGAAATACGGCTTTAATCATAAAAAGAATCAATATCATTGTGTTGATGTTTGTCGTATGTGGTATAAAGACCACGGATATAAACATTGTTTTGACGATGGAAAGAAAGACCCAACGTCATGCGAAGATTTTCACAAGAATCATCAACTAAGGGTGTTGCGGTATTTGTTAAAACACTTTGACAAAGTTCGTGATATTGACAAATTACAACATGGCGATGTGATTGTATTTAATGTAGATGGCGACTTACATACTGGCGTGTATCTACAGAATGGACAAATACTTGCGATGCAAGTTCCATGTATTGAAAACGTATCACTATCTGCCGTATTTAAACGCAGTTATTGGCAACCATTGTTTTACTGTGGTTTCCATCAAGAACGCAGCGAAAGGAATTAACAATGGCGACATATCCAAAGTTCCCATTGCCATATATATTCGAGGTTGAAAAAGGTTTAAAGTTTGCCACACAAGAAGTCACATTTGAATCTGGTAAGAAACAAGTGCGACAACTTGCGGTAACACCAAAGAGAACTTGGTCAATCAGTCTACGTGGAACAACAGAACAACAAAAGATATTTGAAGACTTTTGTGAATCTGTTGGTGGTAACACAAGACCATTTTTGTTTACCGATGAATATGGCAAGGAACAATTATGCAGATTCGCAACCAACGAATTTAACATGAAAGTACTGCGAGATTTTACAATTGAGAATGGTACTCATGGTAATGCCGTTGGTTTTACTGCGAATGTACAAATCGAGAAATTATTATAACTATAGGAAGTATACATGATTAATTTACCTGTGGCGTTTCGAGAAGCATTGGAAAGTGGTTCGGTATTTGACATTGAATTATACGAAGTACACATACCGAATTTAACGCTATATCTATGCTCTTGTGATGTCAACATTCAATTCAACGGTCATACATACTTGGCGTTGCCAATCAGACGTGGCGAGATTGATAAAACGGTAGATAATTCGATTGACTCTTGTGAGTTGCAGATTTCTAATGCAACTGATAAATTTACTCAATTACTATTCAAGGGTATTCCATTCACAGGCAGTCGAGTGTATATCTACCGAATTTTATACCCAGATTCATTAACCAATGCAAACATGATTAAACCTGTGTTTATGGGGCGTGTTGATGCACCAGAATTAACAACGGATGGCATCTTTAAAGTAACGGTAACAACAGATGTTCCAAACGTTCGTGGTGGTCGTAGAACACAATATTCTTGTACATCTGTATTCGGTGATGAATCATGTCAAGCACAAATCGAAACATTGCAAACAACCGTTGATTCAATCACACAAGATGAACATGGTTTTCGTGTTGGTATCCGCAACCCAGCAGACCAAAAGACATTCACAAATGGTGTCTTAATTGTTAGCGGTGAAGCACGTAAGATTGTTGATTTTAAAGATGCTGGTGCTGGTATTTACTTGGAATATCCATTGTTACAATCACCAGATATTCTGATTGGTCAACAAGCGACAATCCAATCTGGGTGCGACAAAACACCAGCGGATTGTAAACGACATGGTAATCAAAAACGATATGCTGGGTTCTTATCTGTACCGTTTGAATTTACGGTACGTACTTAATTTTCTACTTAGTAAAGCGAACGAGGTATTAATATATGGGTAAAGGCGGTGGCAAGGGCGGTAAAGGTCGTGTAGGAAAATTCATTGGTCTTGCTGCTGGTATTGCCTTTGGTTTTGGCGGTGGTGCTTGGGCGTTCTTAAAAGGCGTATCTGTGTTTAGCCGTGTTATGTACGGTTTATCCCTTGGTATGTCCATTGGTGGTCTATTCGATAAATCACCAAAGCAATCAACACCAGAATCAACATTTGATTCCAAAAACAACCAAGTGACATCCGAGGGTACAATCCCAATTGTCTATGGGCAAACTAAAGTCGGTGGTCTACAGACATTCCATAAGATGGACGTTGGTGGCAAACGCTTGGATAAAGACGTTGTTCTTTGCGAGGGTAAAATCCACGACATTTTCGGTGTTACTGCAAACGGTTATCTAACAAGCGTACAACGCTTAAATGAAACCAAGCAAACAAGAATACCTGTGTTTGGTATTCGTAATAATAAATATCCAGATGCAAAAGTATCTATTGAAACAGGCGTTGCGGAAAAACGTGGCTTTATGGGTCATAAACCAAACGCATCGCAACAATCAATCTATCAAGACAACATAGACTATGGGTCATTTAACAAGTTTAAAAAACTAAAGTTGACTGCCAATGGCAAAACTGTATATATCTTCTTGACAGATGATAATACAACGATTGACCTACAGTATTCATTGGCTTGCAATACGTTTGGTAAAATCTATCAAATCATCTTGGGCGACACATATCTGTCTGACTTACAAACCGATGGTTGGGAATTGGTAAATCCTGTTATATGTCAAAACTCTCCATCATCCCTAGATACCTTTGGTGAATCTCCATGTTACAAACGAGATGTATACTGTATGACGAACGGTAGTCAAGACGGTAGCAATTCTACGGTTTATACACACCTTGGTGGTAAAGACCAAGATGCACCAGACCAATACTTAACAACAGGCGGTTATCCAAACATGGCATACGTTCATGCTGACTTACGATATACAGAAAAAATGGGTGCTGGCAATCCAACGGTGACTGCCATTGTACAAGGTATGATTGTATACGATTGGCGTGATAAACAGTATAAATACTCTAAGAATCCTGTTGTTTGTCTATATGATTACTTGACAAATAAAACATATGGTGCTGGTCGATATGTTACACCAGATATTCTTGACATGGAATCGTTTACCGATGTGGCAAACTATTGTGATGAAGAAATTACATACAATGACCCATACGGTGTCACAAAAACAGAGCCAAGGTATCAACTTGATATATGTTTAAACGAAACAAAAACACACCAAGAAAACATTCAATCAATCTTGAACTCATTCCTTGGGTTTATCGTATTCTCAAACAATTCAATCAAACTACGGTGCGAACGATTAGAACAACCTGTGTATGCGTTCAACGATGATAACATTGTGGAAAAAACCCTAAGTTATAAATCCGCATCTATTGACCAAAGTCCGAACAAGTTTAATTTAACATATGTAGAGCCAGCTTTGGATTATACTGCGGTTAAATTAATCGTTGAAGATGCCACAAATCAATTACCTCCGCCAATCGGCATTGGTAGACCTGTGGAACAAGATATTGACTTCAAAGGTGTTCGCAGACAAACCCAATGTTTACGACTTGGGAAAATCGCACGAGATATTATTCGCTTGTGTCCAATTACAGTAACATTTAAAACAGGTCTTATGGCTTCTCACTTGGAAGCTGGCGATATTGTAACAATCTCCAAAACATACGTTGACGAAGACGGTGTTAAGCAAGAGTTATTTACCAACCAACAAGCACGTATCACCGAAATAAAAGAAGAAGACGGTACATTTGAAATTACCGCACGTCAATACAACCCATCAATTTATGATGATGCTTTTGGTGCATCTCTTAAAGTATTCGCTCCTACAGGCGATAATTCCAAGGAGATTAATTTAACACCTGAAACTGTAAAACCTGTAGAGAATGTATCTGTTGAACAAGTCTATAGACAAAAAGTCAATGGTGTTCCAACATATGATGCTATGCTTGTGTTTACAGAACCAAACGACATCAATTATGGATATTCACAAGTCTCGGTTCAGATTAAACGTGATGGTGTACTTGGTGATTGGAGAGTCTACGGTATCAGCCATGGTATCATGCCTGTGATTGGTCTTAAGAAAAATGATAAGGTTTACTTCAGGATTATACCATATGATTCTAAAGAGTTTCCACATGAAGAGTCTATGGTAACATACACTCATACGATTGTTCCTAAGGTTGGTAACCCATCTGCACCAGAGAATGTTGTGATTCGTTTTACTAAGGAAAATGCAACCATCTCATGGAAACGTGTGACAACAGCAGATATAGACCGATATGAAGTACGTTCGTCTGATTCTTTGTCTACAGATAATCTGTTGTTAATGACATCGGAAATCAGCGGAGAAATTGACTTAAGCCGAATTGGTCGGAATGGTACTGTTTGGGTCTATGCAGTTAACTCAGAGGAAGTCTATAGTGCTCCTACTAAGTATGGGTATAATCTACCGAAACCAACCGCTCCATCTGTAACGATTAAATCATTCTTACAATCCTTTAGAGTAAACTACAATGCGATTCCAAAAGGTTGCGAAGCCGTTGTTCGTATTGACGGTACAGACTACAGAACTAAAGAACCTTTGTTTGTATACAATAGCGATGGTGGTTTATATAACGTGTCTGTTGCTTTTGAAGATTACTTTGGACTTGGAGAATTTTCTCCTGAACAAACAATTCAAGTAAAAGCAACTATTGATGCAGAGATGCTCGATAGAGAAGCTCTTGGCTTAACTGCGATTGAAGATTTTGTTTCTAACATTAGCGATAAAGTGGATGGCATCAAAAATGATGTAACCGCAAATACAACCAAGATTTCAAACACAGAAAATACTTTACGGTCTGAAATCACACAGTCTAAAAATGGGATTTTAACTCAAGTTAACGCTATTGATGGTCGTGTGACACAAATGGTTCAGACTGTGGATGGCATCTCCTCAAGTGTACAAAAGAAGATTGACAATGCTAAAGCTGAGATGTCTTCTCAGTTGACACAAACTGCTAGTGCTATTCAACTAAAAGTTGAAGAAAACTTGACAGGCGACAAGCTAGTGTCGAAAATTAATTTGTCTTCCGCAGGCACATTAATTGATGGTCGATTGTTGCACGTTACAGGCAAAGCCAAGTTTGACGACAATATTATCACCGATAAGATGTTACAAGCTAATGCAGTAACCGCTGACAAAATCAAAGCTGACTCCCTTAGTGCCATTAGTGCAAACCTAGGAAATGTCCATAGTGGTACAATCGTAAGTTCTACCATTAAGAATGACAATGGAACATTCTCTGTAGACCCAAATGGTAATATCCATGGTGCGAACATCACAGGCTCAACTATTAGTGCTGACTCGATTATAAACGCTGGATTTAAAGTCAAGAATATTGACTATGCGATTCTTACTGTGGCTCACGGTCAAGATGTTCCACCGATTGGCAACTATAGCGTTAGTGAGTGTACTTTTGTACCGATTGGGTATAACTTTACGGAAAAACATTTAAGAGTCCAAAGCTCAAGGGATGGTAGACGAGAATGGGATAGACAATATAGCAGACTAATTAGTAACTGTACCGTCTATCTTCAAGGGAATCAACCAAATAACAATGACAATGGTTTTATTGTTGGCTTACAAGGTAGAAAAGCTGTATGCCAAAGTAAATATGCCATAAGATATACAGGCGGTGGGAACGATGGTAATGACTGGGTAAACAATTTTCTTGCCTTTGGCGTTCTATATGTTCTTGTGATTGGCAAGAAAGGGTAAAACATATGTTTTATATATTCGATAATAATACTGGTTTATGCGTGTGTTCTTCACCCATTGAGGTTCATATAGATGGAACAACAGCTATTGAAACCGAACAGTTCTACAACACATGGGAAATTCAGTTGGTAAACGGCGAGATTAAACCCTATGTGATTGAAACACCTGAGATTAATCCTGTAGAACCATCAGACAACACAGGTGGTTCTTCTCAGGCATTAATCTTCAGGATTAAGCATGGGGATGCCGTTTATACGGAAGAATACCCAAGTTCTAAATATAGAGCAACAATCGTATCATTTCAAATGGCAGACGACAGATTTAATTCTCCAAATGTTGGTGCGATTGTTAAAGCTCCAGAGTTTCCATTGTATCGTGGCTCTGATTATCTTGTTGGTATTAACTCAGATGGTATTGCTTATTGTAAAAACAATAGCACATCATTTGAGCATACAATCTCTGGGTGGATAACGGTTGTATTAAATCTAATAAAGGCAGGTGATTAATATCAACTATGTGATTGATGTACCTGAGACATTACATACTGGTGCTGATTGGGAACGTCTGTATATCATCAACAGTCAAAACCCTGATTTTACACTAGATGATGCATCTGCGGTATGCAAAATCAGAGACATGAAAAACAATGTCTTGTGTACGGCAATGTGTTCGATTAGTGGCAATCAAGTCTTGGTACAAATTGGATATGATATAACTCTTGGTATTGATGAACGAATACGCAAGGGAAAATACGATGTGTTTCTTATCAAGGATAATAAGTCCTATAAAGTTTGCATGGGTGACATCGAGATTATCCATGATATTTCTATGCATTAATTTTTTTTACAGGAGACAAACTATGGCAGACGATACTATTACAAAAATTTCTTTGGTTGACCCTATACAAGTCAATGTTGCTATCCCAAACTTTGAGGGCAAGGCTGGTCGTGACGGCACAGATGGTCGTGACGGTGACGATGCATATCGTGTGGCAGTCCGTAATGGCTTTATTGGTACAGAAAGAGAATGGCTTGATAGCTTAAAAGGCGGTAAACCATCTACAGCCGAACAAGCACGAAATAAACTGTTGGAGAATAACATCTGGTGTGACGACTCTACTGTTGACTCTGTTCTCTCAGCAGTCATTTCTAACTGGGGCAAACCAATGCCACGAACAAATTATAAACCAATAGCTTTACAGTCAACATTACTAGTTGGAAATCCAAACTTTACTCTTAGTGGCGAACCACACTTTAAAGTAAAAATTGATAATAAAACTGTTGAATTTAATTCAGATGGACTTGCAGATGTATCTGTTTCAAGCTCTAATGCAGGAGACTCATATACGGCTGAATATTTTGGGTATCTTGATAATCATATTTCAGATATTAATATTGCCTTTGGTAATCTAAACGCTGTATTTGATAAAGGCTCTTTGGTTGAGACAAAAGAGCTCAGCTTAGGTGGTAGCGATAAAGTAAGTGTTTCAATTTATAACAATAAAGTTGTTGAGTTGAATCATATTGGAGACAAAAACAATCAACCAACGCTTGGTCAAAGTGAGTTCCAAAAAATCAAAAATTATGTTAAAACTAAGGTTAGCGATATTGACACCTTAATCATAGATGATGCACTCACTAGCCAAATGTGGGCTCCTTATTCTGGCTCATCTCTCCAAAATATTGCTAAAGGCATTGGACATGGGGTTAATCTTAAATTAGATTTCTCTTACTATCAGGCACAAGGATATGGACGAGACGAAGAAAGGTTCTTTAGTCAAGTATCTACATCTGATAACAAATCAAAAGACTATATTGGAAAGGCTTTACAAGTTGGTACTTCTAATGTATTCTTTGTAAAACAAACTCCATACTACGTTATCTACAGATATAGAAACAATACAATTTTAGAATCCTCTGACAGCTTATAATACAACATGGGAGACACCACCGTCTCCCTTAGTTTTTAATACGAAAGGCAATCAATGGAACTACTTACGATGATTTCCTTGATATGTGGCATACTTGTGTTTGTTGGAAGTTTCATCGGCTTTGTTTTTAAAGTCATGATTATTTCTCCATTAAAAGTCTCAATTGACAACTTAAGCACAACTATTGCCGCAATTCTCAAGGATATTGAAACAGGTCGTATTGACCGATACAACATGTCCATCAAACTTAGTGGAATGGAAAGTGATATAAAACATATTGGACAACGCATTGATGCCTTGGAAGAATACTCTCGGAGGTAATCAATGGACACAATATTTTCTAAAGCCAAGGAATACTGGGGTCGATTGAGAGAAACCCATGGGAATATTCGTTCTCTACAATTCGTAAAATTTGTAATTACAACCAGTTTTGTTCCGATATTCATTTACTTGATTGTATGGCTATATGCTATCTATGCGATGCACATCGGACTAAACGTAAATATTCTCGTGTCTCTCTTAACGGAGCTAAGGTTGTTTGTCTCCGTTATCTTCTCTACACAAACTGTAACAGGACTTCTTGCGTATGGTGTCGCTCTTATTGATTCAGATGGCGATGGTGAATCTGACGAACTAGACTCGAAAGCACACATACGACAACAAACAAATGTTCCTGTAATTAATGACGAAAAGGGTGATACGAAATGAGACAATTAACAAAAGACGAGTTGATGACCATGGCAACAAACGCACGAGGTTATATTGACCACATTTATCTACATTGGTCTGCTGGTCATTACAACCAAAGTCATACCGATAAATACCACATCTGTATCGACAAGGATGGCAAAATGTATACCGATGTTGACTACTTAACAGAACATCGTGACCATACCTATATGCGAAACAGTCGTTCAATCGGCATCGTAATGAACGGTTGTTGGGATGCCATCAATCCGTCAAACATGGGTACAGAACCACCAACAGAAGAACAAATCTATGCCCTCAGCTGGCTAGTAGCATTACTGTGTGTACAAATCGGTATTCCGCTGGATGTGCAACACGTAATGACTCATGCAGAAGCCGCAGATAACAAAGATGGAATGGACTTGTGTTATGACGACCCAACGCCATATCCGAATAATACTTACGGTCCAGATTCTACGTGTGAACGATGGGATTTATGGGTGTTACGTGAGAATGAACAACCGTGGTCTGGTGGTGACAACATTCGTGGAAACGCACGGTATATCGCACATACTGAATGGGGGATTGACATATGATGCATTATAGAATTGCAAAACCCCCATTAATGAAAACGGTTGGCACTGTGTTTGCGGTATGTTTAATTGGTTTGTTCGTGTGTGTATATCTATTGTTTAGTGGTATACACGCACACGAGCAACAATTGCGACAAACCGAAATTGAATTACATAGAACACAAGTCGAACTACAAGTGACACGGCATGAGCGTTCCATGTTACAAAACAAAGTAAACGTATTGGAAAACATTGAATACGAACGTGGAACAATTGTTAAACCATAATGGAGAAACAATGAATGAACAAATTAAAACATATATTCGGTCAAATCCAAAGTATTCGATTGGTATTGCTATTGGGGTTCTTATGCTTGTTGCCATTGGGTTATTCCTATGGACAAGAACCAACAGTAACATTGACACAACACCAATACGAAACGCTACAAGAGAACTTGACAACGCTAGAGAATACAATCGACAATCAATTGAATACAATCAACGAATTGGAGATGCAGTTGAACGCAGCGAAGTTATCAACGAGCGAATCGAACAAACAATTGATGGAAGCATCAACGCTAATCGTAGAACAACGGAAGCAATTGACCGAAGCACAGAACTTGTTAAAGCAGCAAGAACAGACGCTGCAAACGCAAAGAATCTCATTAGAGAAAGCCGAAATATACTTAACGCAGCAAAAAGAGATAATCAAGAAAGCACAACGGAATCAACAACGAGCCAAACTCATTAATGTGTTATTAGGTGCAACGGTTGTATATCTTGCGGTTAAATGATTGGATGGTGGTCTAATTATCTCTACAGTATACAGTAGCGGATGTATACAAATTCTCTGATATAAAATAAATGGGGATATACCTTAGTTGGTATATCCCCAATTTTTTGCGTTTATACGGTTATTTCTTTAGTTCCAATGGTTTCATCTTGGTGATACAGTCACCACGCAATTGGATGTAATATCCAACGCCTGTTTTCATTTCAACCAAGTATGAAGACCACATAACATACTTGTTGCCAAGATGGTCAAACACATATGCCATCGGTTTACCAGTCTTGGTTGTTCTTTGTTTAAAATCAGAAACGATAATTGCTTTTACGTCACGACCGTTTGCTAATTCTGTGTTATATTCCATTAATGGGTTCTCAAAAGAACACCCAAGGTATTTATACCGTAGCGAAGCGATAGGCACCTTAGCGGTCAAATCTGGCGATTCTAGGAGGGTTATAGAATCATACTTAGATGTCCATTCTTGGATTTTCTTTTGTATGTTCTCTAATTTCTTTTCCATGGATTGCAATTGCTTTGGTGTTGCCGTTGGTGATTCCGTTTGCATCAACTGTTGGTGTTCCACCAGTTTATGATTCCATTCGTCAATCTTGTTTTGTGCGTTCTTGCGGTCGTTATCAAACGATTTATATTGTGGTATTAACGCCATCAGTTCGTTTGTTTCACCCAAGAAATCTAATGCACCACTACCGACTAAGCCCTCTAGTTGCAATTTTGTGTATTTACTAAAGATGGCATCTATGGTGTATTCTTGTGGTTTCTCAATCTTATTGATACCCTTGATGTATGCAAGACCTACACGAATAGCGTTACCATCGACTGACCACTGGCGGTCACTATGGCGTAAATCTGGTGGTAATATCTCGATGCCCTTGCGTTTAATCTCTTGGATGTATGGCAAGATTTTCTCTTGGTTACCATCTTCGGAGTTGATGGTTGCCACATAAAATTCCAACGGATAATGTGCTTTTAGGTATGCCGTAATGTATGCCATATAGCCGTATGATTGACTGTGACTTTTGTTAAAATTATAGGATGATGATGCTACAATTTGTTCAAGTATCTGTTCTGCAATATCTTTATCTGTTCCGTTCGCAACTGCACGGTCAACAAATTCTGCCGTAATTTCTTGCATTAAATCATAGTCTTTTTTACCAACCGCACGTCTTACTGTGTCGGCTTCTGCCATTGAATATCCAGCGATAAGTTGACATACACGCATAACTTGTTCTTGGAAAACCATAATACCATATGTTTCACCCAATGGTTCTTTTAATCGTTCATCCAAGTATTCAAATGGTTTTCCATTACGGCGTTCAATGTACTCATCTAACATACCTGTGATAATACACGCTGGTCGATACAAGGCTACTACGGCAATTAAATCGACAAAGTTCTTTGGTGCGATACTTTTGAGAGTTCTAACCATTCCCGGTGATTTCATCTGGAATACACCAAGCGTATCGCCCTTACATAACAAATCTAACGTAGGCTTATCATCCCAAGGTAATTTTGCTAAGTCAAGACTATCTTTGACACCAGCCATCGTTACGCAATCATTGATTACATCCAAGGTTCTAAGACCAAGAATATCTTCTTTTAGAAAACCCATAGATTCTAAATGTTTAAAGTTTGTGGATGCCACAAATGTTTCTTCTTTTGTTTTAGAATCTTTTTGCATCTCTAAAGAGCAGTACTTGGTAATATCTTGGTTTGAAACAATAACTGCCGATGCGTGTTTCCCAAAGCCAGTCATGATACCAACTAGTTGTTTTGCCAGAGCAAACATCTCTGGGTGCTTGCCATCGTTTACATGGTCAAGTTTGGCATACTCTAGGTCGTTATCGTGATAATCTTCATCATCATCAAATGAAACATCCTTGATTTTCTTCGAGTATGCATCTGCGATTGTATGGTCTATGTTTAAACAACGTGCAGCTTCTTTTAAGGCACCAGATGCTTTCATGTATGAAAATGTGCGGCATTGGTAGACATATTTGTATTTTTCTTCGAGGTATTGGATGATTTCTCCTCTGCGTACCTTAGAGCAATCGTTGTCGATGTCACCCGGGGATATACGGTTTGGGTTTGCAAACCGTTCAAAATACAAGTTGTTCGTAATAGCATCCAAAGATGTAATATCGAGTAAATATGCACACTCGCATCCGCCTACTGAACCACGACCGTGACCAACTGGAATATCACGTTCACGACAAGCATCGAGAATATCTTTGGTAATCAACAAATAGTCCATATACCCAACTTGTTCCAGAATGTCAATCTCGTGTAACACACGTTCGTCAACACGCTGTTTAAACTCTGGTGTTACTTTGCCGATAATCTTTTGTTTGTATCCGTCACGCAACGCCTGTAAAAACACAGGTTTTACATCGCCATCTTTAACATACTTAGGGTACACATCAAGGTTGAAATCAACCTGTGCGTTACATTTGTCAAAAATAACATTGGTATTCTCAACCATTGTTTCTACCATTTCTGTACCGAATTGTGGATACAGACGGTCAAACACCTGTGCTTCCGATTGGATAAAGAAGTCATTGCTTGCATAGTATTGGTCTTCATCATCATCTTGTGAGCGACCACGGAAAGCCTTATGGAGTGCGTAATCTTCTTCATAGACATAATGAGAATCACAAGCGGCAATCAATGGAACATCATATTTTGCACCCATCTCTGCCACCATTGCATTAAAACGCTTTTGGTCTTCATGTTGATACGTGTGTATTTCAAAATACAAGTCGTCACCGAAGATGTCTTTGAACTGGGGAATCAGAGATTCTCTATTGTCACCCTTTAGCCATCCACCCATGCAAGCCGATGTACAGATTAAACCCTCGGAGTACTTGCGTATAATATCTAAATCAATTCTTGACTTATAATAATAATGTCGATGTGCTTCCGTTGTCAACTTAAATAGATTTTCAAGACCAACTTGGTTCTTCGCAAGAAATAATATATGTGAATACGATTTGTCTTTGATGGTCACATCATACGTATAATACAACTCTGACCCCATCAACAGTTTTAAATCCGTACCATGCTTTTTGTTGTATTTCTGTAGATGCACATATGTGTCAATCAATCCAGAACAACCATTGTGGTCAGTCAAGGCAAATCCTCGTTGCCCCAATTCGTGTACACGCTGGATAATGCCATCTACAGAACTAATTGCATCTTTCATACCATAGTTTGAAAACTGTGAGTGCAGATGCGTATGAATAAAGTTATCTGCCATATTTCCTCCTGTTACAAAATTCTTTTGTAAATTTCTAAATCCACTATTGACAGTATACCACAACTTGTGCGATAATACAAGTGCGGAAAGTTTTACCGCAGAAGTATTTTTCCACAGAAAAGGAACAAAAGAATATGGCAAAAGAAAAACCACTTGACAAGATTACTGATGTAATGACACCTGTTGGTGAATCTGTGTTTGTGAAAATCAATGGAGTTATTGACGACTTCGCTGGTGGTCGCAAGTACACGGTGACAATGCATTTGGATGATGCAGATGCAGAAGCTTTGAAAGAAAAGTTGGTTAAAATCTGGGAGTCTTCTAACACTTGCAAACAACGTGAAGAAAACGGTAAAGAAACAGACCGTCCAACCTTTACATTGACCAAGAAAAAAGATTACGGATACCAATTAAAGGCATCTACGCAAGTTGAGTTCACCGACAAAGATGGTAACACACATGATAATGTGGTACGTTTGGTTGACGGTGATAAAAAACCAATGGACGAAAAGACTGCTATCTGGAGTGGCTCTAAGATTGCCCTTTGGATTGGTGTACGTCCATACGAAACTGCTATGATGTACGGTGTATCTCTCAAACTTAAAGGTATTCAAGTCATCGACCTTGTGACTGGTGGTGCTGGTGGTGCTTTCGGTGGTTCTGCATCCGAAGATGTTGGCTCTTATGGTTCTTCCATGAGTGACACATTTGACACTTCCGAAGACATCCCATTCTAACAAAAGAAACACTTTAGTCTACAACTGAATATTGAGAACCAAAATCAACCCAAGTCAAATACGGCTTGGGTCTTTTGGCGTTCAATCAATGGTTGTATATTCCGTGTAAAACATACAATAAAAATTCATAAAAATACATAAGAAAATCCCTTGACAAAATTAGACTTTTGTGATACCCTATCAAACCTAAGTTTAAAACATAAGAAAATACTATAGTTTAACTCCTAGGGGGCAAACAAAAGTTTCATACAAGGGTTTTCTCTCTTATGTTTTTCACCTAGGTTTAAAACTTATGTCCATACCTAAGGTATGCTCCTAGGGTTAAAACATAAGTGAATACTTGTTTGGTTATCTTTTGTATTCTTCACTTACGTTCAGAAATACAAAAGATAACACGAAACTGGAGAAAACGGCAAAGCCGTAACCGCCCTTGGCGGTTGTTACAAGTCAGATAATAATTTGTGTTGACTTGTCCATTTACGTATGGTACAATATATGTGTATCAAGTCGGAAAGAAATTGAAAGGAGGTCATACAATGACGGCACAAAATTTTATCGACAAGGACTTTAAGAAGAAAGCATGGACACTTGCCATGATGTACTTTAAGAAATGTACAACCAATGGTGCGTTCCATAACGGCAAACCGTCTTCCGAGTTCTTTAAAGTTCGTTCGTTCTTCATGCAGATTGACGAAAACTCGATGCTAAAACTGTACAAGTACATGGACACACTAGAGAAGAAAGAAATGTCGCTTACCGATGTGTTCATTGCAGCAAACGAACTTAATGCTAAAGAGTTTGCCAAGAAGAATACGAATACGGTCATTCGTGAACGACAAGCCTTTGACTTGAATAAATGGTTTGATGATAATGCGTAAAGTTAAACAACTTGGGTTCTTGGTCGTAAACAAACAACAACCAAAACCCAAACGATACATCAAGCGATTAACCGTCAATGGTCTAATTAGACGAAAGAAACTGTTTAGATTTTGGTATACCTTGAACTGCACGAAAGAGGAAGACATCTTGACTTCATTGAAAGAACCAAAAGCAGTTGTTATCTTTGATGCGTTTACCGTTGGTTCTCTGCTTAGATTGACCTTGAATGGACGTGTCGAGTCACATACTCTAAATTCTGACAACTGTTCATTCGGTTGGTACAAGCGATGCATCACAACGTATTTGTTCATTGTTGACCATAATCGGAATCGTACATTTGTATTCGGTCACAAAAAACGCAAGATTACCACAGAACGAGAACTATGGGAATCAAGCGATATAAATTATTGGGGGGCGTAACATGGATTCATTTATTCGACTACAACTGACAACGGCAACGATTGTCAGACATAATCTAATACACCTGTTGGAGTTTATACGGATAAACCATATCAGTTCCATACAGAAAACGGAAGATGGCTGGCTGGTATTGGAAAACGATAAAAACGCATGGACACGTAGGGCAACTGATTATACGTTCATTGGTATTAATGATGTTCTTCCAGATGGAATTATATCGGTTGAAGACTTTTACCAAAACAGATATGAGTTCTTAGACAAGATATTTACAGTCAACGAAGATATATCCCAAGCGATATACACTTTGTATGATGCTTTAATCAAGCTGGCGAATATCTACCAAGAGCCATACAATCCAAAGGATACATTGTTCTTGTATGACCATACGTCCGTTTATAACCTTGATAGTACTGGAGAACAACACTTTGTTACACACATTGAGAATGTACCAAAATACATTCCATTCAAACAAGTGTGTCAAGATAAAGATATTATCTCGGTAAGAACGGCAGTCAGTCAACTGTATGATTTAAAATGTTGTATTGACCCATCTATTGACTATGAATTGCAGCACCAGTTAAAAACTCTACAGGAGGAATATCCAGATGAATACAATTTCAACCTTAAAGTACAAGATTGACCTACAGGAGTTAGTCGAGGAATACACCACTCTATCACGAAACGGTGGTAAAATCCCAAGGGGTACTTGTCCAATATGTCACGGAGATAATCCAACAGAGTTTTGCATCCTTGGCGATAGATACTACTGTCATAAATGTGGTTCATCTGGTGATGCAATCGGTTTCTACGCAGAGGTAGAGGGTCTACCATTCTATCAAGCGGTTGAAGCCTTGGCAGAAAAGTACGAGGTATCAACGGACGACCCTGTGTATCAAAAACAGAAAAGCATTGTTGGTCAGAATACCAAAATTGCCATGAAGTATCATAAAGCGGTTGATGCCGTTCGTGAATACATGAATGTCAAACGAGGTATTAACGATGATACATTGGAAGATTTTCTGATTGGCTATGACAAGGGTGGTTTCTTGGGTGTACAATCGTCTGGTATCGTCATTCCAATTCAAGATGCCTATGGTCGTATCGTTGGTTTTTCCAAGAGAAGATTGGAAGAAACAAATGAACCAAAATATAAGAATACCAAAGAAGACGATGTATTCGTTAAACGGCAACTGTTGTTTAATTACCATCGTGCGGTTAAAATGTTGCATCCGAATGGTGTACTTCATGTTGCCGAGGGGTATCTTGATGTCATGTCTGCACACCAACAGGGTATTCCATGTGTTGGGTATCTTGGTGGACGACTTACAAAAGACCAGATTGGTTTGCTCTGGGAGTTGCAAAAGCGATACAACGGTGATATTACGTTTGCATTGGCGGTTGATAATCCAGAGTGTGATGCGACTGGTCGTAAAGCATTGTTAAAAACAAGGGAAGACATCAATAAGTACGCACCAGATTTAAACGTGCGTGTTGTCAAGTATCCGAAAAATGATGAGTAAATACGACAATCTACCGAAAAGAATCGGAATAAGAAAACAAAAGTGGATTGATGCACGACCAATGTATTGTGAACCACCATATAATTATGCGTGTAAATTATGTTTGCGTTGTTGTGTCAACCGCAAAGGCAAAGTCAGAAATCGTTGTGGTTTTAAGAAAGCTGGGTAAACAATGGGATATGCACTATTAGATGGCACTTGTGTGTCTTCAATGATTAACAAAGAGTATACCGTGAATGGGTATCGGTTTATTACACAATTTGACAATGGATGGATTTCCATTCGTTTTTTAGACGATGTTCCAACCAATTGTATCAACCAATTCAGTAACATCGGTGCGTTCAATGAATACATTAAGTATTTGAAACGCAAGCCACATCATGATGAATATGTAGCCATGGCAACATTAACGGAGGAAAGCAATGGATAAAATAACATCAGATAAATTGTTTCATATCAATCAGATGTTCAATTTTGTAGAACCGATTAATAATCCTGTGGAGTTAACCATTGGTGATACATTGTATAACATCCATGTATACGCTGGGTATAAAATTACGGTAGATAATACTGTGACACATACGTCTACCGACTTTAAAGACTTTATGTCGTTCCATGATTTTGTAATGGAGGTTTCATAGATGAAAACATTGTATATGGTTAAATACGGTTGTGGACAATGGGAAGATTACCATGAAGACATTGAATATATGTATGAAACATTTGATGATGCCAAACAAAAATGTCTACAGTTACAATCCGAAGTAGACCAACGCTTACAAGATAACCAACATTGGTATGATACGTTGAATAAATTGGATGATGAAGACATCGAAAGTGTTTACAATGAAGTTGTCAAACAAACAACGAATGTTGTTGCGTTTTTTGAATTTGTTGACTCACCCAAGGATTTCCCAGAAATCTTAGAGTTGTTTAACAAAGATATGCAAGAGAAGTTTCTGTTGTATTCCGAAACACAAGAATATGTAAACTCAATTAGTATCTTTGATAACGAATACGATAGTCCACATTACTTTATGTCTGTATACGAATGGTTAGACGATGGTTCAATGAAATGGGTTAATACCTTTGGTTCTGAAAAATTAGAGAATATGTCATGCTTGAAACAGAATTAATCACAAGAGTAATGTTGTTTGACCCAGTAAATCAATGTCAAGGATTTTGCTGGGATACAAAACGTAAGCAATTTATCTTGGCTACAATCTCTAGTGATAATAAAACCCAAGATATTTTCCGTATTAGCTACGATGGCTCAATCACTATCAACTATCACTTTAACGATAGACCACGCCTTGGTCACATGAATACGTTAACATATCGGCGTGATACCGATGTGATATATACCACAAATGCAACAATAGATGGCTTCTTGTTGACGGCTTTGGATGCCAAAGACCTCTCAGTCAAAGAAGAAATAAAAATGCCATACAAGGTCTTTAACGTAGCGTATGACCCATTCACGCACAAGTTTGTATCCATTAGACCATACAAGAAGAACATTCGTTTAATTCAAGAATATAAATGCGTGGCAAACGATAATAAACCGCAGTTCGTTCGTGAATATGAACTTGATTGTGAAAACGAAGATATTAATAATAATGGTGCTTTTGTGTTTTTAGATAATATTATTTTTACAACCTTGACACATCTTGTAATCTATGATACATTTAATAATGTAAAGACGATGGTTGAACTGCCAAAGAATTTCGAGGTAGAAGACATAGATATTGTCGATGGTCAGTTATACTGTAGTGTATATCGTTCCAAAGGCATTGTTGAAATCCATCGTATTTTGGGATTAGATTCCCAATTAACAAAAAATGTTCGTCCTATTGGGTTTTAAATCCCAGTTTTTTTAACGAAGTGAGGTAAAATTATGAAAGTGGTATCTTATGAACATTTGTTTGGTAATAATGAATATGTGTCAACTAAATGTGAACAATATTCTGTTACAAAAGATGGTATTAAATATCTGCCATTAAGTATCGTTGAGGAAGTCGGTTTCGATTATGAACAATCTGCCGTTATGGAGGTAGAGTTTGAATGAACGTATTAATCGCTTGTGAGGAATCACAAACCGTCTGTAAGGCATTTAGACAACTTGGGTTTAACGCCTATAGTTGTGATATTGTGGAATGTTCTGGAAAGCATCCAGAGTGGCATTTTAAAGAAGACATCTTTGACGTAATCAAACGTAAAGGTGGTGTTACCCAAAGTGGTAATCTTATATTTGTTGACAAATGGGATTTAATGATTGCACATCCACCGTGTACGTTTTTATCATCTAGTGGTGCAAAATGGTATTATCACCCAGACGACAAGGGTTTACCGACTGAACAACGTAGACCGCATCCACGGTTTCCACATCGGAAACAAGACCAAGATGCAGCCGTTGATTTCTTCATGGCGTTATACAATACTAACATTCCGTATATCGCTATAGAAAATCCTGTTGGTGTCATGTCTAGTAGATTCCGTAAGCCAGACCAGATTGTACAACCGTTTATGTTCGGTAACGCAGCACGTAAGACAACTTGTTTATGGCTTAAGGGTTTACCACTTTTAGAGCCAACGAAGCTAGTGGACGAGGGTGAATCCATCGTATTCCGTAGTGGTAAAAAAATGCCAAAGTGGTACTGCGATGCGTTAACAAATGCGAAAACCGATGCAGAACGCAGAAAATTACGGTCTAAAACATTTGATGGTATCGCACAAGCGATGGCATCTCAATGGGGAACATTTGTTAAACACGAAATGGAGAAACACAATGATTGATTTTTTGGAAAAACACTATATCTTTTTCACACGATTTGTTTGGATTGCAACCTATATTGTGTTATTGGGTGTGCTTGATTTTTACAACGTATATAAAATCAACGATGTACCAACATTTATCTGTTTTATCTTCGGTATCTATTGGCTTGCCAAGATATTGACTGCTATGATTGTCATTGGTGTTGCAGCCTTGTTACAAATCAATGTTGACATCGAATTAAAATCATCGTTTACAATCAACAATAAATACATTTTTTAGATTATAACGCAGCGAAACGAGGAAAAATTATGAAATACAGAAACGGAAATGCGGTTGTCACCTTGGATTTACGTGACGGCACACGCATTATTGAATACCCAGATAACGAACCATTGACATTACAGACACCACTCAATATTGATATTCGTGTATCTACACAATGTCCATATGGTTATAACGTGGAAACGCAGAAATCTACTTGTGCATTTTGTCACGAATCTGCATTGGTTGATGGTCAGGAATGTCACTATGCCAGCTTATTGCGAGTATTGATGGACGCAAAATTACCACGTGGAACAGAAATTGCCCTAGGCGTAAACGAAGTAACGGATAATTTAATTCAGTTTGTCAAGAATTTATATAGACTTGGATTGGTTGTCAACATTACAATGAACGAACGTTATATCTTGCAATATGGCGATACAGGGTTAAAACAAATGTTACCCTATGTGTTTGGTCTTGGTATCTCTTATCGTTCGTTACAGGGGTGTTTATCGCTACCAGATTGGATTGCCGATTATCCACATACGGTTATTCATGTGATTAATGGGATTGACAACTTTGACGATGTAAAAGAGCTATCTGTGAAGTACCATAAGTTATTAGTCTTGGGTGAAAAAGACTTTGGGTTCAACCGTGGCAAAGTCAACTTGGATACACCAGAACACAAGCAATGGAAATCCAATATTATGCAATTGACAAAAATCTTTGACATTGTATCTTTTGATAACTTGGGGTTGCAGCAATTAGAAATACGTGGTAAAATATCTACAGAAGAGTACGAAACTTTTTACCAAGGAGAACATTCCATGTACATCAATGCGGTGGAACAATACTTTGCTCCATCCAGTCGTACACGGAATAACATCAAGCACTTTGGTGAAACCGATTTACGTTCGTATTTTCAATGTTGCGAATTACAGGAGGTGTCGCATGATACTTATTAGAACAGGCGTATTTGAAACCAATAGTTCATCCGCACATTCTCTTGCGTATGGCACAGAATATATCTTGCGTGGTTCTCGTTGGTATCAACCAACCAAAGAACGTGACTTTAGTAATCCAATGTATCGTTTAGATAAAGTACCAGACCACTACAAAGGATACACATTCTACGAATGGCTTGGTGAGTTCGGTTGGAATAGCAGACCATTGTGTACACCACAAGAAAAGTTTTCGTATCTATTGACACAAATGGCAGATACATCGGAAGAACTACATGAATCGACTAACTATGAAACCATAAAAGAAATGGTTGAAGATATTGGTTGTGAAATTGTTCGATGTAACGACCAAGATGGTTATGTCGACCATGAAAGCTATGGTATTGTTAACTCATCGTTATTTAAGTCTAAAAAAGACTTAATTACATACTTGTTTAATGATAACATCATAGTATACATTGAAAACGATAATGACGAATACCAAGAATGGTATACAGGTGAAAAACACGAATGGTAACATTTATAGATTTATTCGCTGGCATCGGCGGTTTCCACTCTGGCTTAACCAAAGCTGGTATGGAATGTGTTGGTTGGTGCGAACAAGATAAATACGCACAAGAATCATACCGTGCGTTATATCCAACGGACAATCTTTGGTTTTCGCCAGATATTCGTGCATTAAACGGTACAGAGATGCCGTATGCAGACCTGTGGTGCGGTGGTTTTCCATGCCAGTCGGTATCCATTTCTGGTCTTAAACACGGCATGGAAAACACTCGAAGTGGTTTGTTTTATCAGATTACGAGGCTATTAAATGAAACAAAACATAAACCCAAATGGTTGCTTATTGAGAATGTTAAAAACCTCTTGTCAATTGACAACGGATGGGGATTTTACTCGGTTTTGTCTGAAATGGACAAAGCAGGGTACAGTATCGCATGGCGTGTGTACAACACAAAAGACTTTGGACTACCACAAAACCGTGAAAGGGTGTTCATTATTGGACATCTTGGAAACGACTGTCCATCCGAAGTATTATACCGACCCAATCAAAGCGAGCAATCTATTGTTCAAGTCGGAAACATAATCAAGACAACATCTTTTGGTGGCAATCCACAACGAGGTCGCATATATTCACCACATGGGTTATCTCCAACGCTAACTTGTGTCAAGGGTGGTGGTATAGAACCAAAGATTCTATTGAGTAGGAATCCCAACGTAATACGCAAGTTGACCCCTAGAGAGTTCTGGCGATTACAGGGATTTACCGACCAACAGTTTGAAACTTGTGCAAAGATACACTCAAACGCACAACTGTATAAACAAGCTGGTAATTCCGTGTCTATACCGATTGTTTACGAACTTGGGAAGAACATTATTGAACACCATAGGAGGTTACATGGATAATTTTATTGATAATTGCATCGAAGCCGTATGGCTCACTATGAATGTAGAAGACAATAAAGTCGATGAAGTGGCAGAGTCTTTAAACATTGTTTGGTTTTCAAAAACATTGAAAAACCACAAAGCATTGGTTATGTCAACGCATGATGATTACGACCATACATATTGGGAAGTAACATTTAATGGCGATAAAGACGAATACTATGTGGATGAATACATAAAGAAACATAACACGGTAATCCAAGGAGAAGACATTGAAGCCTTGTAAAGATTATAACGATTTGTTATCCCAAGGATATTCTATTGGCTCTCTTGAAACAGAGCCTTTGGATATTGCTTGTTTAAATGTCCTCCTAGAAGAATACCCCAAGCAAGAAGACCAATATAAAAAGGCATCAAGGTTTTGTAAATCCGTACATGATTCAATGGTACTTGCCGATATTGCCACACTCTTGGCAAAGCGTTGGGGTCGTTCCATAGAAGATGTCAAGAAATATCTGGATGTGTCTGCCACCAATGAAGAAGAACTTTGGGGTAAAACACATGGTTTTTCTGATTCGTTTGACGACTTGAAATCATTCATTGGTCAAGACGGTGTTCCACTTGGGTTTCCATCTTTGGATTTTGCATTAAATGGTGTCAAGCGTAGAGAAATTGTGTTGCTTGGGGCATATACCAACCAAGGTAAATCATTTGTTGCAGCCAAAGTTGCTGCACATCGGTTGATGGATTCCAAGGACAATCTATTGATTTTCTCAATGGAGATGCCAAGGGGTCAATTCTTGGCGAACATCGTTGAAGAAATCTTGGGTGTCGATGAAGATACCTTA